CCCTTAATCCCCCCACCACCCGGAAACCCCAGATCCCTTCGGGATCTGCCCCCCTTTCGCTGATTTCGCGTCGGTTCGATTGGCCAGAGGACTTCGAAAACCTTTTCGCTGCGGCCTATCCCCGTCGCACCGACATGAAAAAAGCTTTGATCGTTCTTGGCCGGATCTACCGGCAGGACAAAGTTGATTTCGCCGTGATCATCGCCGGTTGCCATCGACTTGCTGCGAGTGGGATCGAAAAAGGTTTCCTGCCGCATCCGACGACTTGGCTGAATGGCGAGCGCTGGCGGGACGAGCTGCCGGAGCCGCCAATCCGGCATGGGCCAGGGCAACGTCCTGAGAAAGCTACCGCAGTCACACGTTTTGCCGATCGTATGGAGGCCCGCCGTGAACGAAATCAGCCTCAGGACCAAGACCGCAGCCAGCGATTTGATCGTAGCGCCTACATCGACCACGAGGGCGATGGCCGATCTGATCGGGAAGTTCACCAACCGATTGGAGGACAAGCCGGGCGATTTTCGCCGGAAGCTGCTGTCCGCCTCGCTGGCTCCCGCTGGCGCTGAGCGTCAGGCTTTGGAAGCCCGCCGCGCAGAATTGGTGCGCAGCTTGATCCCAGAGCCCGGCGAAGACGCTGACGATGTGATCTACGGGATCATCGCGGGCGGCAACACATTCGGCATGTCCGATCGTGAGGCCGACGCAAAGGTTCGCATCTACGCCGAGGCGCTGGAGAAGCAACCGACCTGGGCCATCAACGAAGCCCGCAAGCGCTTCGGCAAGGGAGGCTGGAAGTGCAACTGGGACGGCAACGGCTTCCCGTCCTCGGCTAACGTCAACGCCGAGTGCGCGTTCCTCACGCTTGAGATTGATGCCGAGATCCACAAGCTCAGTCAGATCCTTGACGCCGAGATCGTGGACACGACGACGACCGAGAGCGAGCGCCAGGACGCTATTGCCGCCTGGAACAAGCTGAAGGCCGACATGGGCCGCAGCAACGTCATCAGCGAGCGCGCATCTGATGCCGTTGAGGCCGAGCGTGCAGCCTATCGGCGGGTGAACGAGCGGTTCGACGCCGAGCGTGTCGCAGCCTCAGAGACCCAGCGGAAGACGGAGGGGGTGAGCCATGGGTGAGGTCAGGGAGTGGTGGGCGAACGTGTACGCGCCTCACCCGGTGCTCGGGAACACCGGATGCAGATGTCCCTCAAGGGAGGCGGCTGATGCTCACGCCGAAACTAGCCGTTACGCTCGTATTCACGTCCGCCTGAAGCCCGAGGGCGCGCCGAAGCGGTATGCGAACTTCGGCGAGCGGTATTTGTGGGAGAAAGCAACTCACATGATGCAGATCACGTCCGCCGCTCCCCGTACCCCGAAGATTGAGGAGAGGACGTGATGGATGACCGCTTGCTCGTCTGCGGGGCTGAAGCCTCGCTCTGCATCGACGTTGTCGGTGATGAACTCCTGCTGACAGCCGTGGATAGCTACGGAGAAATGCAGGCTCCGATCAAAGCTGCGGATGAAGCCCGTTTGAGAGATTGGCTGAATAAGCGCGCGGAACAGGGAGAGCAGGCGTGACGATGTGCCGGGTCTATCTCGCGAACGATACTAATATCATCCACATTGAGGCAGATCGCGCCTTCGTCAGCGACAACGGACACCTGACCCTGCAATCCGGCAAACTTCGCGTCGTTGCCGGGTTTGCACCGGGCTCTTGGACCCACTGGCATTTTGTTGAGATGGGAGAGCGGGCGTGATCAATCTGTTCAACAAGTCGAAGCCGGAAGCGGATGCTCGGGCCTACTGCCGGACAATCGGGGCTGATCCTGATGCAATGGTCTGGGGACGGACCTTTGCTGAAAGCCCGATCAAGAAGCCTCGGTGGCAGTGGTATGTGTCGCAAGGGGCTGCCGATCGATCCCCCGTCTACAGCCAGGAGAACTAGCCGTGGGCATGAACTATCTGGGTCGCAAATTGAACGACAACCTGCCAAAGCTCAAGGGTGGCTTAGATCAGGTGCCGATCACTGCTGAGGACTGGCGGCACCCGCCGGTCATTGAGGCCGAGCCGCAGGTGCGTTGGTTCTGCTTGGTGACGGCTCCACAAGGCGAGTACCGCACTGCCGACGCGCTGTCGGATGCTGGCGTTGCCACCTACGTCCCGACCGACACGCGCTGGACCCGGCGTCGCAAGGGACGCGACATGCTAAGGGTTCAGGTGCAGGCCCCGGTTTTCAGAGGCTACCTGTTCTGCCGCATAGCCTCTCCGTGCGATTGGGAGCCCGTGTACGCCCGTGACGCATTCGGGAGGAGCAGGGCAGGGGTCATCGGCGTCATTGGCGCTCACGGGGCTCCTGTGGCGATGCCGCTTCGCAGCCGCGAGCTTCGGGATGGCCAGTGGGTCCGTTGCGGGATCGCAGACTTCGCCGATGAAGAGCGCGAAGGCTGGTTCAACGAAGACCTTCGTCCGGCGCTGATTGCTGGACGAGACGCCAAGCCCGAGCCGCTTGTGCTGGCTGGCGAAAAGGTTCGGATCGTTGACGGCGCTTTCGCGGGTTACGAGGGAATTGCCGAGAACGACAACGACAGGTCCGCAGCTCGTATTGCCGTCAGCCTCTTCGGTCAGCAGACCATCATGACTGTCAGCCTTCAGGCATTGGAGAACCTGACGCGGCCACAAAGTGCGGACGTTGCTTTGCGAAGGGCTTGACCTTTGGCGCGTTTGGTTTACCTTTCCGCGCGACGGGTCAAAGCCAAACGCGCAATAGCGAGGCACCTCTCGATTGAGACGGTCGGCAGCATTTTCGCCGAAACCGCTTCTCTGACCGGGAGTATTGTCCCCAAAATCCAGTTTCGCCGCGATGGCGGCACAGAGTTCGCCAAGTTAGCTCAGATGGCAGAGCGGCCGTTTTGTAAGCGGCGGGTCGTGGGTTCGATGCCTACACTTGGCACCAAGTTTGATGCGGGCCGGATGGAAGGCTTCTTGCGTGCAGGGGCTATCCTCACCGTAAGGCTGGATACCGGCCCGCATCGATACCGTTTCGAGTGGGGTTAGGGCTGGGAAATCCCGGCTTGGGCGAAAGCCTCGGGATCTGCGCTAGGCAGGTCGCCTCACTCGGAAGCAAGTTCGATGCGGCGCGCAAGCGGCCCAGAGGCTTAGGGTACAGGCGGCGAGCCATAGGGCATGTCGAGCCCCGGACGTTGATCGGGGATACCAAACGTCAGTCCGCATCGAAGCAACTCATGCAGATTTTGCATCGGTTGGCTCCCCTCGAAAACCCCTTCAAACCCTCTCCAACACAAAGACCTAAAGGGATAGGGGATGAACTACGATAGCCAAGCCGCGATCATCGCGAATGACCTCGACAGCCTCGTACACCGGATCGAGGCGCTTCAGGCCAATCCTGAGTTTACGAAGGCGGTCACAGCCGTCCTGGCCGCTAAAATGGCTGTCAACGCTGGCCGGATGGACATTCATCAATCTGAGATGCGCGCGCGCTTCCGTGCTGCGGATGAGGCTTCGGCAGCTGAGCCACTAGGATGCACGGCGACGAGGGATGCGCCCATTGACGTGAGCGTCCTTTAGGTTCTCTCGAAAAGTGGAGCAGTAGACGTTGCCGGGTGAATAGGCGCCCAAGTCGCCACGGCGCGCCATGCATAGGCTTTCAGGCTTGTTTCCGCGCTGAGCCCACCGATTGTCGATCTGCCACCAAGCCCACCATTCTTCGAATGTGAAGTCCCACTCAATGCCGCGCATTTTGGCGTTGGCGCGTTGGTGACAGAATTTCACAAAGGCCGGGCCGAGGATCGGATCGCTTTTGTAAAGACGGGGCTGCTTTGGCTCAGTCTGCATCATGGGCTCCATCGGCAAGTGTTTTCATCACCTCGTCAGCGGTGATCTCGGCCATAATCAGAAAGGTTAGGAAACGAGAGACGGGCGGTGGTACGTCTCTTTCGCCTGTAGCCCAGCGCCTCGATGTCCGCTCGTCCACTCCAAGGAGGCGCGCCGCTCCAGCTTGTGTAAGGCCAAGGGCAGCATAAGCGGTGCGGTACTCGTCGGCAGTCATTAGGTTCTCCAAAAAAGGAAAGGCCCCGAAGGGCCAATCTACTCAGTTCCAAGCGCATCCGTACTTTGTGTCGGCGACTGCCTCAAACAGTGCTGGGGTGTCGAGCCGGCTGAACTCGATTTCGCCCCCGCGCTGAGCCCAGAGGTTGAGGCGGCGGACCTGCTCGGCGGCCTCTGCCTTGGTGTCGAAAGCGTAGTGAACGGTGGCGCGCTCGCCATTGCGGCTGCGGTACATCGGGACGCTTGACCGGGCGAAAGCGTGCGAAGCCTCACGAACGATCCAGCCATCGTAGTCAGCGTCAAAGTGGATGGTGAGGTTGAGAGAGTTGGTCATTTTGGTCTCCATCGCCGGGCTGCATCGCCCTTGCTGATGAAGAAGATATAGGGCCATTGGCCCGGTATGTCAACAGGGTTCTCAAGCGCAATGCTGAAATTATTGCTGCTCGCGGCTTTTGGTTTCACCCCCTCGCAAACCTCTTCCAAACCCATCTCAGATCGCATGTCGGTCGGAGAGTAGAGCGAAGACACCAATGAGTCTCTGGATCATCATTCCGCTTGTTGGGGCTGCTGGGATAGCGCTTGGGATCGTCATCATGATCTTTGCCGACGCCGCTAGCATTCGGTTGCCCTGGTAGCGAAGACACGGGCTCATGCGCTTCGCCGTTCTCGTCCTCTGGCTCGTTGTGGTGCTGTGATGCAGGCTAAGATTGACCCGACGCGATCGGATTACCTGAAGCAGGACATGGATGGCATCATGCGTCCGCGCTTGTGGTTGATGCAGGATGAGATCGCTGCGCTCCCAAGCGATACCACCGTATGGCGCAACGTTGGGGGCGATGTTGTGTGGGGCGGTGTCTTCTCCACGAAGGCTGACGCTGAGTACGTCGCGCATTGCAACAAGCGCGATACCGGCGGCGGAATGAGCTTTGGCAAGCCGATAGCAATCACTGCCGGCGAATTGCAAAACTAGCGATCAGAAGCCATGCCACGGGGATCTAAGCCAGGAGAGCGAAGGGGCGGGCGCCAGAAGGGCGTTCCGAACCGCAAGTCATCGGATGCGATGGCAAAGGCCGCTGTTGTGGCTCAGGCGATCGAGGCCGTGATGCCTGGCGCCTTTGAGGGCGACGCGCACGCCTTCCTGATGTCGATCTACAAGGACCCGACGCAGGAAACGCAGATCCGGGTTCAGGCGGCCAGTAAGGCGATCGGGTACGAGAAGCCGGCGCTGGCCTCCATGGAGGCTCGGGTCACGGCGACGATCCGTGACCAGTCCGAAGACGAGCTTGACGCCGAGATCCGCGCGCTGGCAATCGCATCTGGTCTAGCGGGCAATCACGATGGAGCCACTGAGCATTGAGGCGATCCGCTCGCTTTCGCCGCTGGAGGCAAAGCGGCATCTAGCGGTTCGGTTGGCTGAGAAAGCCCGTAGGTACGAGCGAACCAAGCTCTTGCGGCTTTACCCGGACGCCGGACCGCTTCGGCGTGAACTCTACGCCAAGCACATGGCGTTCTTCAAAGCGGGCGCGACCGAGTACGATCGGTGCATGCTCGCTGCGAACCGTGTCGGCAAGAGCTACGGCGTCGGCGGATACGAGACCACGCTTCACCTGACTGGCCGCTATCCCGATTGGTGGGAAGGCCGGCGGTTCTCTCATCCCATCCAAGCTTGGGCAGCTGGCGATACCAGCGAGACGACCCGCGACATTGTTCAATTGATCCTGATGGGGCCGGTTGAGGATCTGGGCACGGGGCTCATTCCAGCCACCGACATCATCGGCAGCCCTTCACGGCGAGCGGGTGTCACAGGGGCGTTCGATCAGGTCAACGTCCGGCATACGTCGGGCGGCACATCGCTGCTCGGGTTCAAGAGCTTTGATCAGGGGCGAAAGAAGTTTCAGGGCACGTCAAAGCACATTGTGTGGCTGGATGAAGAGCCTCCGAGCGATGTGTTCGATGAATGCATGCTGCGCCTTATGACCACCAATGGGTTGATGCTCTGCACCTTTACGCCGCTGAGCGGAATGACAGAGGTTACGATGCGTTACCTTGGGGCGGTGAGGGCGGCGTGAGCGACGACAATCTCTTGCTCGTCACGATTTCCATTGAGGAGCGGCGGCCGACCGCTGACGGCGGGTCAGAGCCGACTGGACGGATCGTTCACAAGCGGATGGCCATTCACGCGGTGGCTTACGAGGGCCGGGGCGGTGCGGAGAACGAGGTCGGCTACCTGTGCAAGATGAAAGGCCGCGAGGCTTTCCTTGACTTTGTGGCTAGCGGCAAGCCGTGACCTATTGCGTCCAGGCCACCTGGGATGATGTCCCACACTTGACGACGGAGCAGAAGCAAAAGCTCTGGGATGCGATCCCGCCGCACATGCGGGACGCTCGTACCAAGGGCATCCCGGTTCTCGGCTCCGGCCGCATCTTCCCCATCGCCGAGGAAGAAATCCGCTGCAAGGCGTTCCCGATCCCGCCGAGTTGGCCCCAGATCGTGGGTGTCGACTTCGGGTATGACCACCCCTTCGGCGCCGTCCGCTGCGCATGGGATCGCGACAACGACATCTGGTACGTGGTCGCCTGCTATCGGAGGCGCGAGGCCACACCGGTCTTGCATGCCGCAGCTATCAAGCCATGGGGCGATTGGATACCCGTAGCGTGGCCCCACGACGGGCTTCAGCACGACAAGGGCTCTGGGCTGGCTCTTGCTGAGCAATACCGCTCACAGGGCCTGGAAATGCTCTCAGAGCACGCCACGCACGAAGAGGGCGGCAACGGTCTTGAGGCCGGCGTTCTCGAAATGCTGGACCGGATGCAGACCGGGCGGTTCCGGGTCTTCGCGCAGCACGACGAATGGTTCGAGGAATTCCGGCTGTACCACCGCGAGGACGGCCGGATCGTGAAGCTGAGAGACGATCTGCTCTCAGCGACCCGGTATGCGCTCATGATGCGCCGGCACGCGATCGTTGAGCCGCGCAAGTCGGCCTGGAAGGCTCCTGACAGCCGCTGGGTCGTCTAACACAAGGCCACGCGGATGATCCTTCATCGCCTCGCCCTGTTCGTGGGCGCGTTTCTGCTCGCCTCGGCTGCCCAGGCTCAGCAGGCCGTCACGGTTTCAGCCTGTGCTATGCGGTCCAACAAGGTGGGCGACGGCTCGCCGCTGTCCGTGCTCCCGACCGGCGAGTTGTGCGTTTCCGGTGGTGCGGGTGGCAGCGTGTCGACCTCGGGCGCCTCGTCGGCCTCCGGTGGGATCTCAACGTTCTCGCGTATCCCGTCTTCGGCAGCCTCTAACAACCTCACCAACGCCAAGCCCTCATCCGGTCGCGCCTACACCTATCAAGGCTGCAACACGACGGCCTCGACGATCTACCTGCGGGTCTACAACGCGGCCTCAGCTGGCGCGGTGGCGGTGGGGACGACAACGCCTTTCGCTGGCCCCTATGCCTTTCCCGCCAACACATGCGTCCAGTCCACGTCATTTGCGGACAGCATCGGCCTCTACGCCTCGGCAGGCATCACCTACGCCTTTGGCACTGTCCCAGCCGACAACGACACCTCTGGCATCGGCGCGGGCGCCATCGCAGCGTTCCAGATCGGGTATCAGTGATGCTTCGCGTCGCCTTCCTGCTCTGCCTCATCGCGTCGTCGGCGCTCGCGCAGACCACGCAGGGCATTCCCTTCCGCCGGATGACCGATCCGCTTCAGGTTGGTATCGGCCCGACGCCGCAGATGACGATGGTCCCGAAGTCGGTCCTGACTGATCCGGCCACCGGTCTTCCGCTTCCCTCGTTCTACATTGTGAACCCCAACAATGTCTGGGTCCGCGTCAAGGGCTTCAACAACGCAGCGGACTGCCAGAGCATCGGCGTGACCCCGACCACGGGTTGGTTGTGGCCACCTGGTCATGTGGGTGTCTACTCCACGCAATCACCGTTCTGCGCCTCTGCCATGGCCGTTCCGATGCCGGGTTATCCGCTGAACGCGAACACCACCTATGCGCCACTGGAGTGGTCCTATGGCGTCGGTCAGTAGGACTCTTCTCGCCGGTCTCATCGCTGCGGCTCTATGGTCTGATCCGGCCGGGGCGACGGTTCGTTCGATCGGGACAGGCCAGGCAGGCCCACAAGGCGATATTGGGCCAAAGGGAGACACGGGTGCAGCAGGAAGCGCGGGATCTATCGGTCCTCAAGGGCCTAGCGGCGCGACAGGCCCAAAGGGGGATGCTGGTCCAGCAGGAGCAACCGGCCCAGCCGGTATCGCTGGACCTACAGGACCAGCAGGTCCGACTGGCCCGGCAGGCGCTACTGGACCGAGCGGCCCGAAAGGCGACACTGGCGCTACAGGCAGCACGGGAGCCACAGGACTAACCGGTGCAACAGGCGCAACCGGCCCTGCCGGCAGTGTTGGAGCTACAGGCCCTGCTGGCCCTCAAGGTGCTGTTGGTGCGACTGGCCCCGCCGGAACATCCGCGCCCGTCTACGGTGCCTCTGGGCTGATTTCAGGAGTGAAGCAGTGGATTGGGTCAGCCACAACTGATGCATCCGGTAACTTTACGGCAAATATCAGCACTGCTGGCTGTATGGTGGCGCCAATCAGCATCCAGCCTCAAGCCATAGCCGCTGATCAAACCCCAGCTTCAACGGTTTGGGCGAACATCAGCGCACGCACGGCAACATCTATCACAGGCAGCGTCACAAAGCCGAACGCAATCACACTGCTCGGTGTCCTGCCGAACGCCAAAGCTGGTGCTGGCGTCGTCGTCTTGCTTGACGTGCTCTGCCAATAGCGTTCCGGCGCTGACCTGATCTCTTTCGCGTGAACCACAATCCATTAGCCGAGGGCTGGTCATGGCTTCGTCCGAAATCTACCGCAGCGCAGTCGCCGTGACGCCGGGCACGCCTGTTCGTGCTGGCGATGGTGTTGGGATTGCCTGCACCGCAGAGGGTTTTGTGGGGCTCCTCATGGATGGTGGCGGCATCTATCGTCAGTATGTCTACCCTGGCCCGAACCAGATTGATGGTCTTGCTGTCTCTGGTGTTGACGTGTCTACAACGACAGCAGCAGTTGTCGTGACTATCCTGCGTAAGGGCTAAGCCCGTTCTACTCGCCCAGCCCTGATCCTACAGGCGCCTTTTTCTACCTCGCCGAGATCTCCGAAGCCGGCCGAGCCGCCGGGGTCTCCCGCTATGCCTGAAAGGCCTCGATCATGGGTATTTTTGCGCCTCCGGCCCTCTCCGCTCGGCGGGCTCTAAATCTTTCGCGTTTGTCCCTCTTACGAAGCGCTAAGTACCTCTACGATCAGGACTACACCGTTACCGCCGGCACGCGAGCGATGCTGTGGGGTTTGGACGGCCCGTTCGACTATGTGCGGCTCGGCTTCGTCAACAGCGACACGACGAACCCTTACACTGTCACGTCGGCCGCCGTTGCGCCGAGCGCTAAGCCGAACAATGGCATTGCCCCCGTGGATGGGGCCAACGCCGCGGTCGCCTGGACGCCGGTAACGTTCAACAACCTCGGCGACGGCACCTTTCAGCCCTACAATCAGAACAGCGGCGGCGCGACGAGTTTGACCGTTCCCGCTGCGGCAAGCGCGGCCGATCCAGTCTGGGCATGGTCCGACTGGGTGCCGGTGCCAAGCCTTCCGCGATCAGACGCCGCCTTACAGTCCCTCTTGATGACCCGCGTCTATTTTGCCGCCGGCCATCGCGCAACGGGCACCGCAAGCAAGGATACGCAATTCGCCGCCATCGCGAACGGACACCTTCAACAGAACTACTTCCAGGGGGTCGATGGGGTCGGCACCCCCGCCAACTTTACCAGCACGACGACGGCCGGTTTCATCAGCCCGACCGCCGTCCAATATTATAGTTCGCGCTCTGGCCTCACCGTCTTCGGTGTTGGCGACAGCATCATGCAGGCTTTCAATACCCCATCAAGCAATAACTCTTTCGGGTTCCAAGCTTGTGGCCTTGTAAGTACCGACGCAAAGCCGGTTCAGTGGGCAGGCTTTGGGTACCAGGGGCGCACGAGTGCAAACTTCTTCGCCAACTTTGATCGCCTCTACCCTGTTATCCGCCCGAACGCAGCTCTCATTCCGATTTGGACCCGAAACGACCCGCTGACGCAGGCCGCCGCTGATGCGTGCTGGCAGAAGGCTATGGCCCGGGCGCAACGATGTCTGTCTGACGGCTGCGTGCCCATTCTCGTTGGGCCGAACCCGAACGGTTCGATGAATAGCTCGACTGAGGTTTTCCGGCTTTCCGCTCGCACGCGCGGTCTGGCGGCAGCGGCATCCGGCCTGCTGTTCCTTGATCTCGACCCCATCGTCGGCACGGGGGCCTCCCCGAACCGAGTACAGGCGCAGTTCGATAGCGGCGATGGCGTCCATTGGAACGATGCGGGGCACGCCGCCGTCGCGGCGCAAGGCTTGGCTCCGCTGCTTCGGACGGCTCTAGCCTGATCTACCGTCGTCTCACAACCCCTCCGTCTCAATAACGAGGGGTTCCGCGAACATACCCTTCGGCAACTTGAGAACCCCCATGGCTCGCACTCTCGCGGCCCGGCGCCGCTGATCGCAACTGATTGATCTGGAATTAAGATTTCATGTCGCCACCTCTGAAACATCGCGATAAGGACGAGGAGGCTCGCCATGAAGAAGCGACGTCCTCGCTCCTGCGCATGCTTGACGAGGAAATCTCGACCGGCATCACGTTTGAGAACGACGAACTCGTTGGGCATGACAGCATCAAGGGTCGTAAAGGCGCTCGCGATACGGCGCTCGACTACTACGATGGCGTGATGAACGATCTGCCTAGCGAGAAAGGCCGCTCCTCGGCTGTTTCTCGCGATGTGGCGGACGTGACCGACACGATGGAGCCCGGCTTGCTTCGCGTGTTCGCAGGCGCCGACAACGTCGTGAACTATGCGCCGAGCCGGAAGGGCGATGAGGAGAGCGCGGCGCAGGCCACCGATTACATCAACTATGTCTGGTGGAACGACTGTAACGGCTACCTCGTCACCAAAACCTGGATCAGGGACGCGCTCGACGTTCGCAACGGCATCGTCAAAGCCTACTGGGACACGACGCCGGAGACGGAGACGGAAGACCTGCGCGGCCTGACGATGGATCAGGTTGTGCTCCTGCTGCAAGACCCTGGCGTTGAACTGCTCGGGGTCGATAAGCGCGAGGAAATCATCCCGGCGCAGATGGCTGGGCAAATGCAGCCCATCACGGTCTTTGACGTTCGGATTGAGCGTGAGATTTCCAACGGGCGCCTCGTTGTTGAGAACGTGCCGCCGGACGACTTCGGCATCTCGCGCGGTGCCCATGGCATTGAGACGGCTCGGGCGGTCTGGCACCGTTCGCGTGTTACCCGCTCGGATCTGGTGAAGCAGGGCTATCCGCGCGACATCGTCGATCATCTCCCTGCCTTCGGCACGGACAATCGCGGCTCCGATGCGGATCGCGAGGACGAGGACGACATCGGCTCCAACATGGCTTCGACCGGCGCCAATGCCGAGATTGAGGTGATTGAGGCCTACGTTCGGTTCGACTTCGACGACGACGGCATTGCGGAGATGCGCAAGGTCGTGATCGCGGGTCTTCATGGCAACCGTGAGCCGCTATCGAACGAGCCGTGGACTGAGGATGTGCCGTTCGTTTCGATGACGGGCCAGCCGGTCCCGCATCGGTGGATGGGTCGTGGCACGTTCGACAACGTTGGCGACCTGATGCGCGTGAAAACCGCGTTGCTGCGTGGCGTGCTGGATAACACCTACTCGCAGAACATGCCGGATCGCGTCATCGACGAGGGGGCAATCGTTGATCCTGATGAGGTTCGGACCAGAGCCTTCGGCAATCTCATCCGTCTGAAAAAGGGTTCGAACGCTCAGCAGGCAATTCAAGATCTCGTTGCCCCCAACGTCGCCGCCAATATTCTCAACTCCATCAACTACATCGACAGCGTTATCCAGCGTCGCACAGGCGTGTCCGCCGCCACCGCGTCGCTCGACAGCACCGCGCTTGATCCCCAGACCGCCACCGCGGCCACGATCGAGCATGACGCCTCGTATGCCCGCGTGGAGTTGATTGCCCGCAACATGGCTGAACTCGGCTTCAAGCCGCTGTTTGCCAAGCTGCTGCGCATCATCGTCCGCAACCAGGACCGGCCGCGGACGATCCGGCTTCGGGACGACTGGGTCGACTTTGATCCGCGCGTCTGGAACGCCGGCATGGACGTGTCAATCAACGTCGGTCTCGGCACTGGCTCGCGTGAGCGCGATCTTGCCATGCTTAACAACGTGTTTGCCCTCCAGCGCGAAGTCATCAGGGAATACGGCCCCGACAACCCGGTAGTTCGCCCCGCGATGGCCGTCTCGACGCTACACAAGATCGTAGAAGCATCCGGTCTGCGCTCGCCCGACGCCTACTTTGCTCCAATCACCGACGAAGAGTTCCAGCAGTGGCAGGCGAACAAGCCGCCAGCCCCGCCCGACCCCAAGGTTGAGGCGCTGAAGGCAAGGGCGCAACTTGACCAGCAGACGCTCCAAGTGAAGGCGCAGGGCGATCAGCAGCGCATGCAGGCCGACGTCGCTATGGATCAGGCCAAGCAGGAAGCTGAACTAAAAATGGCCCGAGAGCGGCTGGATCAGGAGTACGCGCTAGAGCTTGAGAAACTGAACCGCGAGATGGAACTGCGGCGTCAGGAGCTTGAGAGCGAGGCACAGTTGCGGGCGCTGTCTGTGGCTGCTGGCCAGCAGGGCGTCAGCTACAATCTGCCTCGCCAATGACCGAGCCCCGCGCCCGCGCCATCGCCGCGCAACAGCTTCTCGACAACGAGACGTTTCAGACCCTGCTCACCCAGCTTGAAGCCGACGCCGTCGATGCGCTTGATCTCGCTGACCTCGCCAATCCCACTTCGCTGATCCGCGCCACCGCCGATCTGCAAGCCGCCAGACGCCTTCGTGCCGCTGCCGAGTCCCTTGTGACGACCGGCCAAGCCGCAGAGCGAGTTCCGCCCTCCGTCGCCTGACGGGACAGGGCCTAAACCGAGAGACCCATCATGTCTGACCGCGATACCTCGGGCGCTGCGCCTGAGACCGCCCCCATGCGCGACATCAACCCGAATGATCTCTATGCCGTCGCCGACACGTTGCCGGATGACGCCCTAGATTTCGAGGACGGCGACACCGAGGACACTTCGGAAGCCCCCAACGAGCCCCGCGTGCCGCATCGGGAAACGCCTCAGGAGCCTCAGGAAGGCGAAGAGGAGCCTGAGCCGGAGGCAGAGCCCGAAGAGGACGGCTCGGACGCTGGCGAGGCCGCAGAGAGCGAGGAAGCCGCCCCTGAGGCTGAGGCCAAGCCCGACGAGAAGAAGGGCGACAAGGGCGACCCGGCCAACGTCTTCGTGGAGATCGACGGGCACAAGATCCCGATTGACGAGGTTCGCCGCGGCTTCATGCGCCAGGCCGACTACACCCGGAAGACGCAGGCGGTGGCCGAGCAGGTTCGCGAGTTCGAAGCCGTCAAGGCGCAGACCGAAGCCGAGCGCGGTGAGCTTCAGACGATCCTCAACGTCTCGCTGGAAGTGCTGCGGGCTCGCATGCCCCAGCCGCCGAGCAAGGATCTGATCCGCACCGATCCCATGGGCTACATGGAGCAGTCGGAAGCGTACAACGAAGCGGTCGCTCAGGTGAACCAGCTTCTCGGCGCCCAGCAGCACATGGGCCAGAAGCAGACCGTTGAGCAGCAGCAGGCGGCAGAGCGGCAGAAAGCCGAGGCCATCCAGCGCGAGAAGCAGGAAATGGATGCGCGCCGCGAGGCGGCTGTCGCGGTCCAGAAGACCCATCCGCACCTTTTCACGGAGAAAGGCTGGGGCGACCTTCGTCAAGGCGTTCAGAAGCACTCCGCAACGCTCGGTCTCGACCTTGAGGCGTTCTCCAAGATCACCGATCCCCGCGCGTTCCCCGTTCTGGAACTCGCGACGAAATACCTTGACCTCCAAGCGGCAAAACCCGCCGTCGAAGAGCGCATCAAGGCCGCCCCTCCGATCCGTCCTTCCGTCAGGCAGGCACCGGGCACACGCGAGGGCCAATCCCGAAAGCAAGCCATGGATCGCCTCCGCAAAGAGGGAACGATCGAGGCCGCCGCTGCCACACTCGACGACAGCATCTTCGACTGAACCCTTCCGCTTGCCCGTGACGCCACGCGCGCCGGCTGCGGATCATCGCATCTGAGGACACCATGGCACAGCTTGCCGGCACCACCGATACCTTTGACTCCCGCGGCGGTCGCGAAGACCTCCAGGACAAGATCTATATGATCTCGAAGGCCGACACCCCGTTCATTTCCAACATCGGCCGCGCCAAGGCCGACGCGGTGAAGCACGAGTGGCAGGTCGACCAGCTCGGGACCATTGATCTGAACAACGCCTTCATCGAGGGCGACGAGTACGCTTATGCCGACGTCGCTCCGACGACCCGCGTCGGCAACTACACCCAGATCTCCCGCAAGACGATCCTCGTCTCTGGTACGCTGGAGGAGATCAACAAGGCGGGCCGCAAGTCCGAAATGAAATACCAGGCCATGAAGAAGGGTCTGGAACTCAAGAAGGACATGGAGGGCATCCTCCTCTCGGCCCAGGCGTCCAATGCCGGCGGTGCGGCTGGTGCGGCGGCTCGCCGTCTCGGCGGCTTTGCGGCTTGGCTCACCTCCAACGTCTCGCGTGGCGCTGGTGGCGCGAACGGCGGCTTCAGCGCCGGCACCGGCCTTGTGTCGGCTCCGACCGCCGGAACCCCGCGGGCCTTCACCGAAACCCAGGTCAAGGACGCGCAGCAGAACGCCTACACTTCGGGCGGTGATCCGAGCATCATCATGATGGCGCCGGCTCAGAAGCGTGCGTTCTCGGGCTTCCCCGGCATTGCGCAGCAGCGTCGTGACACGGGCGACAGCGAGGCGACCATCATCGCCGCGGCTGACGTCTACGTGGGCGACTTCGGTCGGCTCGCTGCCGTTCCGAACCGCCAGATGGTTGCAGGCACTGTCTTCGGCATTGACCCGAAGCTGGCACGCCTGCGCTACCTGCGCCCGATGTTCGTCGACAAGCCCGCCAAGACTGGCGACGCTTGGAAAAGGGTTATGTTGACGGAATACACGCTTGAGGTGAGCAACGAGGCCGGACACTTCGGCATCTTCGACCTCCAGTAGTCTGAGCCCATCCCACTGATCAAACGAAGCGACCCGGCCTGGGTGCCGGGCGCCTTCGCATGGAGAAACGACTATGGCACGCGATACCAGCCCGACCAATAAGCCCGCTCCGGTGGTCATCGATACGCAGAAGCTGACCGGCGCTATTCAGGACCCCCGCGGCGACAACCGCCCCGGCGTCATCCCGGATCAGCCGGCCGAAGAGGGGATCAATCCCGTCACCAACCTGCCGGAGGAACTGACCGCCGAGGATGGCGTCACCGCCCGCATTCCCGATCAGAGCGCCGAGCCGGTCAACCCGCCGATCCTGCCGGCTGCCAAGGACGTGAAGTCCAAGGGGCGCCTCGTCGAGATGACGGCCGATCGTGACTATTGGCCCCATACGCGCCCCGACGATATGGACCCCGACGCCGAGTACCGCGTTCGTGCAGGCGAGACCTTCAGCGTTCCGCAGTCTGAGGCGGAAGACCTCATGGAACGCGGCGTCGCCAAGCGCGTGAAGCGTTCCTGACCATGAGCGACGCGCCCCTCGAATACACCGATGACGGCTGGTGCGTGGTCTATCGCGATCCCCAGATGGGGCGTGAGATCCATGCTCTGGACGAAGGCGATGTGATGCGCGTCCGCGAAGTCGTGGACGTTGAAGGGCTCGTCAGCGAGAACGCCGCCATTCGCGGTGAGTTGGCCGGCACGCGATATGGCGACGGACTTTCCCTCGCTGCTCGCGTGCCGATCAACGTGTTTCACAACCGTCTGAGCGAAGCCATGAAGCAGGGCGACGACGAGTACGTGCGCCGCTGGCTGAATGACAGCGATCACGCCAAGTTCCGCGTGCGAGACGGACGGATCTGATGCCCCGCGACAGCTTCAGCGCCCTCGTGGCCGATGTCATTGACTACGCTGATCGGCCGGACCTCGCCTCGCGCGTGCCCCGGTTCATTGAGGATGCCGAAGCGACCCTGAAACGTCGTATGAACCTCGCTGAGAACGAGGTTCTGACGCGCCTCAATCTCGTTGCCGGTCGCTCCCCGTTGCCGGATGATTACCTGTCGTGGCGGTCAGTGACATCGCCGCAGGGCTGGTCGCTCGACTACCTGCCCCCGCACCGCTTCCTGGCCTATTTTGGTCCATCCTATGGTCTCAGCACTACGGGCCAGGGCGATGGCTACGATTATGTTGCCACTGGGCGCTTTGGTGGCAACCCAACAGGCTTCACCATCATCGGCTCTGTGCCGTTGGACGACATCGACGCTGATCCGTCCATCTGGCCGTATGGTCTGGATCGCCCGTTTCTCCTCACCGGACCGTCTTGGGGACAACCGATCAATCTCGTCTATCGGCAGGGATTGCCGCCGCTCAGCGCGACCAATGCAACGAATTGGCTGCTGAAGATCGCCCCCGACCTCTACCTGAACGCGGCACTGATGCAGCTCCGCATGTTCGAACGCAACACGCAGGCCGCGGCTGAACTGAGCGGGCTGATGAACCAGCAGATTGAGGATATTCAGGCTCTGGATCGCGAGACTCGCTGGGGCCGCTCCCGCGTGATGACGAGCGGGCCGACGCCCTAATGCCTGCCATCAAGCTCGCCCCCTATGCCCCAGACATCGCATCAGTTGATGCTTCGGTGTCGGCACTTGCCACCAACGTCATCCCGCGCGCGGATGGCTATGCCCCCGTGATGTCACCTGTGGGCCTGTCCGCTCCTCTGCCAGACAATTGCCGCGGCGCGATCCAAATCCTGAGCCCCGCTTACGGCTTTCCCGTCTACTTCGCTGGCACACGGACCAAGCTCTATAAGTTCAACAACGGAACTTCGGCCTGGGACGATGTCTCCAAAGCGGGGGCAACCTACGGGGTGCCACCGGGAGACTATTGGTCGTTTGCGGCCTACGGCGATCGGCTTGTTGCCACCTGTCTCGGCACCACCGTTCAGGTCATCAACATCGACACCGGTCGCAAGTTCGAAGATCTCGGCGGCAAGCCGCCCCGCGCTCGACACCTCGGGATCGTCAGCGAGTTTCTGGTGCTGGCAGGCCTCGCCTCCGACCCGAACGCAGTGCAGTGGTCGGATCTCGGCGACATCACCTATTGGCAGCCTGGCGTGAAGACCGGCGGCCATACATCGGACCTCCAGATTTTTCCTGACGGCGGCTCGGTGACGGGGTTTGCTGGCGGCGAGTTCGGCCTTGTCTTTCAGGAAAGCAAGATCCGCCGAATGGTGTTTTCGCCCGGCTCGGTTGAGGTGTTCGACTTCTCCGTGCTGGAGGAAAACCGCGGCTCGGTTGCCCCTTGGTCGCTGATGAAAGTCGGCGCGCGGGTTTTCTTCTTGGATCGCGAGGGGTTCTTCGTCTTTACGGGGGGCGCATCGACACCGATCGGCGCCGAGCGGGTCAACCGCTTCTTTGCCTCGCGCCTAGATCCGAATGCCATCGCCAGCACCGTGGCTATCCGCGACGCCACCGGGCCTCGGGTTCTTTTCGCCTATCGGGTCAAGGGTGCAGATCCCGCCGACGCGACGCTGCTCAGTGAGGCGCTTCTCTACGACTGGCTGCTTGATCGCTGGACATTCATCAACGTGCCGATCCGCTACGGGCTCGCTGCGGCAACCCCCGCGTTCTCGGTCGACAACATTTCTGGCTCGCTTGATGATCCCGGCCAGAAGTCGCTTGACGATCCATCGTATGCCGGTGGCGTGCCCGTTCTCGGCGTGATTACCGCTGACAATCGGCTCTCCATCTTAAGCGGTCCTGCCCTGGAAGCCCAGATGGAGACGGCCGAGGCCATGCTCTCGCGCCCGAACCGAGCCTATGTGCGGGGGCTTCGCGCCGATACGGATGCGGATGATTGGCGGGTTCAGGTCGGCACGCGCGAAACGCTGAGGCAGGCCGATCCTGTGCGCTTTCGCGATGAGACAGCGCCTAACTTTGAGCGGTTCGCGCCCTGTCATGCCTCTGGCCGCTATCACCGAGCTCGCCTTCGTGTCCCCGCTGGGACGGCTTGGAGCTACGCCAGCGCTATTGAGCCGGATGCTGGGTCTGAGGGGGTTCGGTAGGCGCCTTTGTAGCGCATTTTGCGATCATTTCTAAAAACGGCGTGCTTTGCGGAGAAATTGTAACTCTACCGTTCTCAAGATTTTCTATGGCGATGGCTCGGCGGATTTCGCTTATCGTCGGCTGTCGTCCCTGCATTGCAGCTACATAGCACCGCACGCGCATTGATTGGCTCCTTATAAAAATCAGTGCAGGTCAGGTTTGATACTGACTGCCTCCCGCTTTCGCGTCAGGTGCTCCCGCGTGTCCGACCCACGAGGGGTCTTAGGGCGGTCCCTATTTGTTGAGGCTGCTTGCTTCCGGTTGGTTGCCTGCGCCGGTCTACGTCATGCGTGTCCATCCACGCCGCTGCACTGATCAGACAAGAGTAGCGCACGATGAACGTCCCGTCACGTACCGAAACGGATCTCCCGAAGATCATCCAAGCGATCTCGGACCTCGCCCGCGGCGGCACCAATGCGCTCCCTCCGATAGAGATAGAGCTTGTAGCCGGGCAGACTGAAACAGCCGTCACGGACACTCTTTGCGCCGAGCGGTCCATTCCGGTCCTGATCCCGATGTCTGCGGCGGCTGGCAAGTCGGGATGGTACGTCAAGAGCGTCGGCCCAGGTGCCTTCCTGATTGGGCATGACATCGCTCCGGCCGGATGTCTCTTTCGCTACGAGTTGCGGCGGAACTAATGCGGCTCGTGCCAGTGCCGGCAGCGATGCTGGCGAAGGTCTGGCCTGATCTCGGCGCCTTCATTGCCAAAGCCTGCGAGCGACCCGGCTGCGACGAAACCGAGCTTTCGCTTTTGACCGCCTGCCTGAAACAGCGGGCGCAGATGATCGCCATCGTGGACGATCAGCGCCAACCCGTGGCAGCCGGTGTGACGCAGGTCCGAGAGCAAGCCGATGGCCGGTCTTGCTGGGTGCTCGCCATCGGCGGCTCTCGCGTCGCCGAATGGTCCGACACGCTGACACAGATCGAAGCGGGCGCAGCGGCGGCAGGATGCCGGACAGTCGAGTTCGTCGGCCGCAGGGCCTGGGCGCGGGTGTTGCCCTCCTATCGCGCCACGCGCTGTGAAGCCGGCGTCCACTACGTGAAGGAATTGCCATGAGCGGCGGCAGCAAGACCACCGAGACCAAGCAGACCACGAACTCCGACCCGTGGGCTCCGGCTCAGCCGGCGTTGCAGAACATCTTGGCTGGGGCGACGACCGCCTACAACTCGGGTGTAGGCTCTCAGGTCTATGGCGGTGATCGGACGGCAGGGCTCGGCGATACGACAACGGCTGGCCTCACGAGCATGGCAGCGAATGCCAACGGCACCGCGGGCGCGACGGCGAACGGCGCGAACTACTTGCAAACCCTGCTCGGCAACGGCGGCACGACCAGCGACATTCAGAGCGCGCTTTCTGGTCTGCTAGGCGTCAAGGGCGTCGATACGACCGGCGTAGCGTCTGCCGCGGCCCGAATGGGAAGCCCGACAGGGGCGGCATCCACGGTCGGCAACGCGATGGCGGGCGGCGCCTACAACCTCGACGGCTCGGGCTACAAGACGCTTGCCGACCAACTCGGCACCGGCACGCAGACGCAGCGCTCGCTTCAGGACACCGCGGACGGCAAGTTCCTCGACGCCTCAAATCCCTTTACGTCGCAGATGATCGCGCAGGGTGCAGGCGATGCTGCTTCGTCCGTGGCGCAGAAGTTCGCGGCCTCCGGTCGATATGGTTCAGGCCGGTTTGCGGGGGCGGTAGCGGACGCGACTGATCGGGTTGGCACGGAACTACGCTACAAGGACTATGATGCCGAGCGCGCCCGTCAAGCCGCTGCGGCAGGGGCCATTGATAGCGCTGGCAACGCACGAACCGGCGTGCAGTCTAGCCTGCTCGACAGCCAGAACAACGTCCGCACCTCCAATGCCTCTCAGGCGGTCACAGGCGCCAATCTCGCTTCCGGCGCTGACGCTGCCGCACTGACGGGACAGAACACGCTGGCGAGCCTCCTACAGGGCAACAACCAACAGCTTCTCTCGCAGTACGGGACGGCGTTGTCGTCTGCGGCTTCGGATCGATCCGCGGCACAGAACGGGCTTGGCCAGATCTCCACCGTGCAGGATGCCCTGACCCAGCCCGGAAAAACGCTGGCCGGCGTCGGTGCCATTCAGGACGCGGCGCGTCAGGAAGAACTGGACGCAGCGCAGGCCCTGTTCGACGAGCAGCAGAACTCGCCGTGGAAGCAGCTTGGGCTGGCTTCCGGCATCATCAACCCGATCGCTGGCATGGGCGGGACAACGGTCGGAAACACCGTGCAAAAGGTGCCGCAGGCCAGCCTGTTGCAGCAACTTTTCGGTGCTGGCCTCGCGGGTGCCGGCGTCGCCTCGAAGTTCATCTAGGGATCGCCCGGTATGGCGTCGTCACCGTTCGGCTTCGGGCCTCTGCCAGTTATCCGTCGCTCGGTCATAGACCCTGCGACCGGCAACGTCACGCAGGGGCCGCAGACGCCGCCTTCCGCGCTCGACATCGGCGGGGCCTATCTGGATCTGCTTGCGGGCCGAGCCAAGGACGCAATCACAGCCCCGCAGCGGGCGCTATCTGGGGAGCTTCAGGTCTGGGACCGCGAAACTGGCCATACGACGGATGCTGCAAACGAGGCTGCGGGCGGCATGGCGGGGCTGGCGATGACGGGCTCCCTGCCGATGTCTCGCCCAGCGGGTTCGCTCGGGACTTTTGCGGGTCGCCTTTCCAAAACGGCTGATCAGGGCGCCCTGGCGAAAGCCGAGAGCATGATTGCTAACGGCGCGGATCGGCAAGCCGTCTGGGATCAGACGGGCTGGTTCAAGGGCGCTGACGGTCAGATGCGCTACGAGATCCCCGACGACGCCGCGTTCCTAGAACACCCGATGGGCGCCCCCAAGGGGTACGAGATGCTTCAGCACGGCGAGGTGCAGGATGCCTACCCGGCGATGTGGGACAGAACCCAGCAAAGCATCTCGCCAGAGCCTACGGCTCACGGTTCTTACGATCGTTCCTATGACACGATCCTGGCGCGCGGCCCGACCGAAGATGCGCGTCGCAGCGTGGCCCTGCACGAGTTCCAGCATGCCATCCAAGGGCAAGAGGGATTTGCTCAAGGCGGCAACCCTAAGAACCACTCAATTGCCGAATGGCAGGCATCAGGCGGCGCCGTCTCACCTGATGATACGGCCTTCATGGCTTGGCAGAACGACCAGTACCGTCGTCAGGCCGGCGAGGTTGAGGCTCGGAACGTGCAGGCTCGGCGCGACTGGACCATGGATCAGCGCCGCGAAATCCCCCCGTGGGTGACGCAGGACGTGCCCGATGCTGACCAAATCGTGACGTTTGGGCGGGGCGGGCCGCAGATGTCGGCGCAGGGCAACCTGCCGATGGACGAAGCTTCTCGCCTCGCGCGGGCTCAAGAAATGGGCTTTGATACGAAGCGCCCCTATTATCACGGAAGCCCAGACGGGTCTATTACCGACGTCGACCCCACTCTGACCAAGCGTGGAATTTATGGGACTGGGTTCTATACAACCCGATTGAAAGAAGAAGCCAATAAATATGCGGGGCAAGGCGGCTCCGTGTACCCCCTTTACCTGAAAAAAGATCGGGTTCTGGATATCGGCACGCCCGAAGGGCAGGCGGTGTTTGACGCAGCAAGTGGGGCTGGCAGAGAAAGCCTCGCTAGGGACTATGACCTGATCAAGGCGCCTGGGCAGACAGTCGTCCTAAACGGGAATGCCGTCCGATCAAAATTTGCAGCATTCGACCCCGCCAAAAAAGACAGTGCCAACCTTCTAGCAAGTATGGGCGGTCTTGGTCTCCTTGGCGCAGCGGGCTTGCTGAATGCCGAGGACGACAATCAACCAGACCAGCCACCTCTTCCCGCTTTCAGTCTCGGCCCACTTCCCCGAAAGGGTTTCTGAATGGCTTTCGGTTTCGGCCCGCTTCCGGGCTCCACGGGCGGCATCACCGCAGAGGACTTGGCGGCGCTGTTCAACCCGGCTGGAGTTGCGGCACAGCCCCAGTCTTTTGCGCAGCCCGGCGCTGACCCGACCAGTTTCCTTGAGCGCCGCCGTATGATGCGTGAAGCTGAGGACCGTGCGGCGCAGGCGGGGCTGCTTAGTGGCGGTGCATTGGCGCCTCCGGTTAGCATTGGTCCAATGCCTGGGGCTCCTATTCCTGAGGGTGCCCCCGGCGCTGAGCCCTTACAGATGCGCGGCATTCGACCGGATGCGCAGCCGGCTCCGGCTCGGCCTCCCATCATGGCGCAGATGCCGCCGCTTTCACTTGGCCCGATGCCAGGCGTTCCGACACGTCAGGCACCCGAGCGTGCGGCTGGTCTCATTGGTTCACCGCTTCCGCCAGAGCGTTCGGCCGATCTTTCCTCCCCTGCTGAAGCCGTTTCGCAGGCTGACATGCCGGCCGCGAACGCTGTGCCGATCCAGGGGCAGGCACCCGAAGGCCCGTCCTTCCTCGACCGCCTCGGCTCGGGCATCAGTAAGAACGGGGATCTACTGATTGGTCTCGGCACCGGCCTGATGTCGACGCACGGCTTCGGCAATGGCCTCTCGGCTGGCTTTCAGAACGCGCAAAAGGCGAGTGCGCTGACGGCGACGAGTGATCTCGCAAAGGCCGAACTCGCCCTGAAGCAGCAGAAGCTTGCTAAGGAAGGGCAGGGGCAGAACGCGACCCGCGCCTACCTCATCAGCAAGGGGCTGGATGCCAACCTTGCCGACGCGGCGATGACGAACCCGACGATCTTGTCGAGCACGCTGTCGCAGCTCAACAAGGACCCGTCCGTCGTTCAGATCGGCGGCCAGAAGTACAGCCTTAAGCCGGGTGAGAAGCCAACTGAGGCGAATTTGCTCGGTCCTGCCGAGGCCGAAAAGGACAAGGCCACCCTCGTGGACGTGCCGCAGCCGGACGGCTCTACCCAGAAAGTCTGGCTGAAGCCCGGTGAGACAGCCGGCGTTCCGATCGGCGCACCTGAGCGGTCTGGGAACAGCAACGTCGCTGTCGTCACGGAGGAGCGCCGTAAGGTGGCCGACAGTCTTGGGTGGAAGCCGGAGAGCGATCAGTACAAGTCGTTCGTCGCCACCGGCAAGCTGCCGAAGGAAGACCAGCAAACGCTGACTGTCACGGACAAGAACGCCATTCTTGAGGCTGACGAGGCGGTCAACGCAAACCGGAGCACCATCGGTCAGCTTCGCAGCGCAATCGACCTTTCCAAGAAAGCCTTCAGCGGCCCGCTTGCCAGTCAGCGCGGCTACGTCGCGAGCCTCATGGGAAGTGAAGCGGGCATCGCCACTGAGAACTTGACGAACACCGTCACGGGCCAGGCGCTCGAAAACCTCAAGGCGACATTCGGCGGTGCTCCGACCGAGGGCGAGCGCAAGATCCTCTTGGATGTGCAGGGTGCCGCGTCGCAGGCTCCTGAGGTGCGCGAAGAGATCTATCGTAGGGCCATCGCCGCGGCCGAGCGTCGGATGAAGTTCAACGAGGATCGGGCTTCTCAGCTTCGCGGCGGCACTTACTACAAGACCCCGCAGGCGGGCTCCGCGCCTGCAACCGCGGCGCCGACAGGCCCGGCGACCTCTGCGCCATCTGGTGCTCCGGCTCGCCCGCAGAGCAAATCCGACTATGACGCGCTCTCCTCTGGCGCGCAGTACATCGCTCCCGATGGATCGGTAAGGACGAAGCCGTGACGGATTGGTGGTCAAACGATCCCATCGCCTCAGCACCGCAGCCCCCCGCAGCCCCTTCCGGTAATTGGTGGGATGCGGATAAGGTCGTGATGCCGGCGCCGAAGGCTGCTCCAGTCGATCCGATCAAGGCACAGGTTCGCGCGGAGCTTGACGCGGAGACTGCGGCGGGCCGTGGACAAAAGGTCGGGCCAGCGCGTGAGTTCGTGCAGGGGGCGACCCTCGGCACGGCTGATGAGATCTTGGCTGCGGCCATGACCATCCCAAACATGATCAAGCGCGGCACCTTCGACCCGCGCGTTGGCTATGCCTACGCAAAGGCCAAGGAAGACGCCCTGCTGGAGGACGAGCGCAAATCTTCGGGCGCCCTTGGCACGGTCGCAGAGATCGCGGGCGGTGGCGGCCTTGGCGCTGGCCTTTATCGCGCTGGTGCAACTCTGGCCCCAGCTATCACGGGGCGTCTCGGGACTGGGCTACTCGGCACGACTGCTGGCGCTGCGGCAGATGGGGCAGCGCTCGGTGCTCTGTCTGGGGCCGCCGAGGGCGAAGGCACAGGGCGTATTGGCGGCGCTGTCACGGGCGCTCTGACCGGTGGCGCTCTCGGCGGTGCCATCCCATTGGCTGGCGCCGGCATCGGCGCTCTTGCGGCTCCTGTCGTGTCCAACGTCGCGGCGCGAATGAACCCCGCTGCTTATGCGGAACGCCAAATCGGCAAGGCTGCTGCCGATATGCGGCTGAGCCCCGATGATGTCGCAAACCGCCTCGCGCAGGCGGCATCTGATGGCCAGGGTGAGTACCGTCTCGTCGATGCCCTCGGCAACGCGGGTCGCCGTAAGGCTGCGGTCGTCGCCAAAAACCCCGGCGAGGGCCGCGAGGCACTGACCGAGTTCTTGGACGCTCGGCAGGCAGGGCAGGGCGGTCGCGTCGCCAACGCGCTTGAGGAAGGGCTTAACGCACCTGAGACAGCGCAGGCGGCGACGGCACGTTTAGAAGCGGCTCGCCGCGCTCAGGATAACCAAGCCTTCACCGCCGTTCGCAATGATGCGCAGGCCGTGAACGTCACGCCTGCCCTGATGCGGATTGATGACACGCTGCGCCCGACCCGTGCCGCGACTGGGCTCAATCTCGATAACGGCATCGCCTATGACAGCGTGGAAGGCGCTTTAGCCAGAGCCCGCGCGATCCTCACGGATGGCCGTTCTCAGGTCACGGACTTTGCCGTCGTTCAGCGCGCCCGCGGGGACATCGCGGACGCTGTCGAAAAAGCGCATCGAGCCGGCGAGGGCAATAAGGCTCGTCTACTGCGTCAGGTCCGAGACGAACTCGACCAGAGCCTTGAGCGCTCGTCGCCGGGCTTCCGTGACGCCATGGCGGCCTCTCGTGAGGCGGCTCGCGACGTCAACGCGGTGGATGCTGGCACGACTGCCGCAACCCGTGGTCGGACGGAAGACAAACTGGCCGCATTCGGTGCCCTTCGACCTGAGGCACAGCAGGGGTTCCGCATCGGCTATGTCGATCCGCTGATCCAGCGCGCCCAACGTTCGGCGATGAACTCGGATGCAGCCCGCCCGCTCACATCCTTGGCGGCCCGCACCGAGCTTCCGGCGCTCGCCGTTCCGGGCCAAGGCGATCAGCTTCTGCGGCGTCTCGGCCGCGAGAGCGAAATGTTCCAGACTAGGGCCAAGGCAACCGGCGGGTCAGCGACTGCCGAGAACCTAGCGGATAACGCAGGGACAGGCATTGATACCGGCATCATCGGCCAGCTTCTGTCTGGCCGCTTTGTTGGAGCCGCGGGAAGCGCGCTCCGGCAGGGGGCGGCAGGCCTGACGGGTAACACTGAGGCGGTGCGGGCCGAGTTGGCGCGGCAGCTTCTGCGCGGGAACCCTGACGAGATCCGCACGCTGCTCAGCCAGTTGGCGGCTCAGCGCAATCGGCGCAGCAACACGGGGGCGACCGCCCTCCGGGGTCTTCTCGGCGGGTCACTGCCGCTTATTGAAAAAGGCGTGTCACCCAACCCCCAACGGGCTCGGTAAAGGGGCGCAGCAGCCTTGAGCCGAAATAGCCGTAAGCACCGAAAGCCGCGAAGCCAACCAGGATCAGCCAGCCGCCTGGCGCCAAGATTGGCTCCCGAGCGCCTTTGTCTGGCTTCGGCACGTAGTCCTTGAACGGAACCGCCTCAATCTCATCTGGCGGCTTGCGCGAAGGGGATTTCATCCGCGCAGCATGCCCGTTGAGGGGGCGTTCGGCAAATCAGGAACGGCGGCGCTCGTAGACGGCTTGATCGCGGCGCTGATCTTGAAGCGTCCGGCACTGGATGTAGGCGGGCGTTCCTGGGGCGGCACCATAGCCCTTGCAGATCGCATCGTCCTTCGCCGTGACCTCTTGGTCGCTCATAAACAACTCGCCGCGGCCCGGCTTGCTCGCCGAATTACACCCCGCCAGCAGCATCGCTGCGCCGATCACTACCGCAAGCTTCTTCATCTGGTCTCGCCTCCCGGGCTCCGCAGGAAGCACGCGGCGACCTGACTGTCGATGACGGCGCGGCAACACCTTCCACGGATCTCCGCATGCCCCTTGATCCACGCGCTGCCGCTCTGATCGCATCTGCGCAGCGCATCGGTGCCAACCCGGTCGATCTGGCGACGGTCATCTCCTACGAGACCGGCGGCAAGTTTGACCCGAGCATCCGCGGAGGCGCTGGCAACCGACATATCGGCCTGATCCAGTTCGGCCCGAATGAGCAGCAGCAATACGGCGCGAGCCAGGATCAAACTTTCGAGCAGCAACTTCCTGCCGTTGAGAAGTATCTGACCAGTCGCGGCTTCCAGCCGGGCATGGGCATTCACGACCTCTACAGCACGATCAATGCAGGCAGGCCTGGCCTCTACAACGCCAGCGATGCCAACAATGGCGGAGCCCCTGGCACGGTAGCTGACAAGGTCAACAACCAGATGGCCGGGCATCGTGCCAAGGCCGAGGCGCTTCTTGGCGGGGACTACTCGTTCAGCGCCAACCCGGCACCGCGTCAGATCCCAGGTGATGCTGCGGCATCCGGCAAGTTTTCAGTCTCTGGTGTCGAAGGTTCAACCGTTCCAACCCCGACCATGGCGACGCCGAACGAGCCGGCAGACGAGCCGATCAACGCCGCCAAGATCCTGTCCGCTCTCTCTCAGTCTGGCGGCCTCGGCCAAGCTGCCGCGCAGTCTCAGCCCGCTCCCGTCCAGCAGATCGCGCCCCTGCCGCGTCGCGCCGCGCCTTTCGACGCCGCCTCGTTCTTCGCGCTGCTGAAGCGCTGACCGCCCCACTTTTCGATTTCAGGAGCTGCGATGTCGGGTCTTAAAAACTGGTCGTTGGACCCCTCGTCAAACGACGTCGCAGATCCGCCAATCTTCTGGGGAGAGGGCCAAGCTCCGTCAACTGTCAACAACTCAGCGCGAGAGATGATGGCCGCGCTCGCGAAGTGGCGGGATGACAATTCTGGTATTCTCGGTGCAACAGGGGCAGGCTCAAATGCCTTGGTTCTTCCAACAAATCAGGGTTTCACAGACGACGACTACAACACGGCTTTCCAGCTTTCTTTCTCCAGCAACAGTGCGAATTCGCAGCCTTGCACCCTGCGCGTAGATAACGCCAGCGCCAAGCCCTTGAGGCGCCAAGACGGTCAAGAGCTTGGTCCTTCGGATATTCGTCCTGGGGTTATCTACCGCGTCGGCTGGCACCCCGGAACGTCTTGCTTCACCATCCTCTCTCCCGTGATCGAACCGGCCGGGTCGATCAAAGCCTTTGCAGGCGGCGCCGCGGTTCCTGCTGGGTGGCTTTCTTGTAACGGCTCCGCGGTCTCGCGAGCAGCCTATGCTGCGCTTTTCAGTGTGATCGGCGGAACTTGGGGCGGAGGGGACGGCTCCTCAACCTTCAACCTGCCTGACCTGAGGGGTCGGAGCCTGTTCGGCATTGATGACGGCGCTGGGCGCCTGACCGGTGCTGGCGGCTTGGGTGGAGCGCTCGGGTCTGCTGGCGGCACGGAGACAGTGGCGCTCACGGAGGCCCAGTTAGCGTCTCATGCTCATGGAGGCTCAACCGGCGGCGCTGGCGGACACGATCACGGCGGGTCTGTTGCTGCTGCTGGCCAGCATAGCCACACAGGCGTCACAAGCGGGGCCGGTAGCCATAACCACACTGGGACAACCAGCGACGCTGGGGCTCACAGCCACACCGGAACGACAGATGTAAGCGGCGCCCACGTTCATCCGATCGGCTACAATCGTTCTGGGATCTTTGCGGGCAGCGGCTCCAATACGGCTGTCACAAGTATTTACCCAGGCCCCGTGAACTCCGGCGGCGCAACGGATGATGCGGGGACGAATTCCGGCAGCCATCAACATGGTCTCACGACGTCCGGTGTCGGCGATCACGCCCACGCCTTTACGACCGGCACCGTCGCTGAGCACGCGCATTCGATCACTGCGGATGGTCAGCACAGCCACACTATTCCTGCTGTCGGCGACCACAGCCACTCAGTTTCGGTCACAGCGGCGGGCGGCGGCCAAGGTCATGGGAACATCCCGCCCGGCAGCGTCGTGATCTTCGCCATCAAAGCATAAACTAGGAGAACACAGATGGCTGTTTCCGACTGGTCCACTAACCCGGACATGAACGGGTTGGTGGACCCCGCTATTGCTGCGGTTGATAGCGCTCCTGCGCGCAAGTACATGCCCTTTCTGCGCCAGTTGATGGCAGGAGTTGCAGGGCTAAAGGCTGGAACGGCTGCCATCGGACACAAAGCTGCGCCGGACGCCGATTATCAAGCGCTCGTCACAGACACACAAATCGGTTTCGCGGTTCTCTCGGCGCCCCGCACCGTCTTTCTTCCCGACGTTGACGCATATCCTCTCGGCCAAGTGCTGTTCATCGCGGATGAGAGCGGACAGTGCTCTGTTGATCGGCCCATCACGATCTCCGTAACCGCAGGCACAGGCGACACCATCGCAGGCCAGCAGGCCATTCAAATCACTGACGCTTATCAGGGCATCGGCCTTCGCCGGGGCGCTGCCAACGTGTGGATCATTGCCCGATGAAGACGCTCCGCATCCTGCTCGCCGCTGCTGTTGCGCTCGCCTCAATTGCGCCGGCCTCAGCGCTTGACCGCGTGTTGTCGGCTCCTCGGATCAAGGACGGCGGCGATGTCCGCCTTTCGGATGATCTGCGGATCGGCCGCTTCCAAGGCGGCAAGTTCACCTCGACCCCCGACGCACTGTCGCTCTCCGAAACGAACGCCTTCGCGCTGCCGTACAGCCGGGGCGGGGTGGGCTCGGCCGTTCGCGACGTGCTGAAGAAGCTTCAGGATCTCCGCTTCGACGTGCGGGACTTCGGAGCGATCTGCGACAACAACCCGGCCAACGCTGGGACGAATGACGCCGCCTTCGCCAACGTTCTCAACGCCCTTCAGGCTACCGGGAAAGGTGGCGAGATCGGCGTCCCAAAGGGAACGTGCGCGATTTCGCAGGCAGTGACGGTCCCGGCTCGTCTCACCGCGGTCTTCGTGGGTGAAGGTCAGGGCGTGTCTGTGATCCGGCAGACCAGCGCGACCGCGGATGGGATCGTTTTCGCCAACGACGATTACCTGACGCAGGGGGCTGGCGCTCGCAATCTGACAGTGGAGAGCGGCGCGGGTCTCGTTGCGGGCGGCTCCTTTGCGGCCGGATCAACGGGCCGTGGCATCGTGTTCATCCACGGCAACGACCTGTCTGGTTTGCGGGATGTGTCGATCAACAACTTCGCCACCTCCCTGGCCCTACTCGGCTGCTTCAATACCAGCCACGTCAACGTGCGGGCCATGTTCGCGAGTGCCGATGCGATCCTGATCGACAAAGCCGCAGACGGCACGGTGGGTGCCGGCAATCGGATCATCCAGGCGAAGCTGTCCAATTTTGGGTTCAGCGGTCCGAATGGCGCGTCACACGGAATGCGGATCAGGGCCTCCGGCGGCGAGTACATCAACACGTCCGATGCCACGGCATTCTTCAACGGGCTTCTCGTTGATCCGCGCGCTGGCGATCAGGTCGCTTACCTGTTCTTTGAGACGGCGCTTTGGGATACCAGCGGTGGTGACGGAGCAGTTTTCGATGGCTCGGCCGGTTCGATTTTTGCGGCTGCCGGCGGCCAGTTCTGGTCTAGCTATAGCACCGGCAATGGCTTGGTGACGAAGGGTGCCAACCTTAAGGGACTTCGGCTGACGGCGCGCCTTCGCGAGAATGGCCTTCGTGGCTGGCTCCACCAGGGCGGGACCGGAATTGAGTTGACCAACCCAGAAATCCACCAGAACAGTCAACAGGCCGACAACACCTATCCTGGCGTTGAGATCGCCGCTGGCGTCACGAACTTCGGGATCATCGGTGGGTCGATTGGCAACCGTGAAAGCGGCCTTGGGAACCGTCAAGCCGAAAGCGTGAAGTTCGCAGGGGCCTCATCCGGCTTCCGCATCGAAGGCGTCGATATGGCCGCGCCCGGCCCAGGTAAGTCTGTCGTGGCCTATGCCGACGAAACGCTGATCTCGTCCTATAAGATGCTCGGCAACTTGCCGGTGGCGACTTACGGCGTCAATCCTGGCGAGCGGCTGGCGCAGCCGATCGGTGGCTTTGCGGCGGCTGGTTCAACTGTGCATTTCGAGCCGGCTGGGCCTGTTCCGAATGCAAACACGGCTCCTTTCTGGACCGTTCGTGCGGCGGTCGCCGGCAAGGTCTACATCACGTCAAACGTAGCGCCTGGTGCAGGCCAGACCTTCACATACCAACTCGTGCAGAACGGCAATCCGGTCGGGCCGACAGGCGTGATCTCGGGGGCATCCAGTTTCATCGCGACGATTTTCCCGGGCGTCGCCTTGGCCCCTGGCGATAACTACGAGGTTCGCATGACGGCTTCGGCTGGTGCCGCGGCTGCGGTGCATCGCGGCTATATTCAGATCGAGCCCTGATACTGCTGGGCTAAGCCACCCCTGACAATTCGGAGATGACTATGGCCGCTGCCCTAGACCGGGCGAGGTTCTTTGCGGCTGTCCGCAAGGCACCATTCCCCAGCAGACTGGAGCAATCACAGGTCGATGGACTTAACGCCATGCTCGACATGGCGCCCATCGGCATGTTGACCAATGCCCTGGCGTACAGCTTCGCCACGGCACACCATGAGACTGGCGCGGCGCTGGTGCCGCGCGTGGAGGACCTGAACTATAAGACGGCTGCCCGCATCCAGCAGGTTTGGCCCAAGCGGTTCCTCACCACCTCGGCTGCCGAGCCCTACGTTCGCAACCCGCAAGCGCTCGCCAACAAGGTCTACGGCGGTCGGCTTGGAAACGCGCAGCAGAACGATGGCTGGGATTTCCGAGGCATGGGGCTTGTACAGGCCACCGGCAGAGATAATGCACGCCGCGCGACTGGCCGGCTACTGGGCCTCGGCTACCTGTCACCGGGCGAGGATCTTGAGAAGACGCCAACCCGAATGCTTGATCCTGATGTGGCCGCCGCGATGCTGTTCGTCGGGCTCACCGAGGGTTGGTACACCGGCAAGAAGCTGTCGGACTTTTTCACGAAGGACAAGAGCCTGCCGGTGGCTGCGCGGGCGATGGTGAACCCCGACGCGAACGGCGCCATCGTCTCCGAACTCTACAGGGGCTATCTGGCGGCTTTCCAGGCTGCTGGACACGTCCCGAACGGCGTCGTGCAGTCTGTGCCCGTCCCGCCCGTCACCACCGCCCCTGTTGGCCCCCTGGTGAAGCCTGCGCCGCGCAATAGCGGCTTCTCCGGCCAGCTTGAGCCCGTGAAGGTGGAGAGCAAGCCGGGGCTCGGCTCATGGCTGATGAGCAAGCTATCGCTGCCGTGGGGGTGATGTGAGTGCGGGTCGGGTTCGATACCGGCTGGCTCCCGCAGAAATGGTCGTCTGCGTCAGGTACTCCACCGTGTGAGGGCGGTCCTAATTCCCGAGCCTGCTTTCCCGCTTAAACAGCGGCTACGCGGTGCATGTCCATCCACGCTGCCGCACTCACTTTAGAGAGTTTACCCTAGTTTACCGGAAAGTCACTATAAATGGACATCAACGGCGCATACGCGACGGCGACCACGCTCGCCACCAATGCCAGCAAGAGCGGTCTTCACGCACTCTGGACATCGGCGGCCCTGCATCCCCGTTTCGCTGTCGTGCTCTCGCTCGGCCTCATCCTCGCCTCTGGCGTGATCGGCTTTGCCATTGGCGTGGGGGCCTGACATGAGCACTGAGCTTCCCCCCGTCACGCTGCTCACGCCAGCCAATACCACCACCATTCGGACGACGATCAAACGATCTTGGAAGGCCCGCGCCCTTACCATCGCTTCCGTCATCGTGTCGTTCGTACTGGCCGTTCTAGGGTATCTCCAAACGATCAATCTCGCGAACTTCGGCCTGACGGCTGACAAGGCACTATTCTACGGCTCGCTTATCGGACTCTTGCAGTTCATCCTTATGCAGGTCAACCCGGTCAAGCTCCTCAGGACGGAGGCCGATCCCGGCAGCAGTGAGACCGAGGGGCAGTGATGGGCTGGCTGGCTTCGCTCATCCTTGGCCTGCCAGGCATGGCGGGCAAACTGTTTGACTACCTCGGCAAGCGATCCGACAACACGGTGCTGACCAATGGGCAGAACGTGTCGGGAGACACAACTGTAGCTGCGGCCAACCTCACGGCTTACGTTGAAGAGCGCAAGGTCATTGCGCAGGAGCGCGCATCTCGCGCTCTGTCGCCGTGGACGGCTTGGATGATCCCTACGGCATTCGCGCTGTGCATGATCCACTTTGGCAGCATCGTGTTCGTCTCAACGTTCCCTAATGCCGTAGAGGGCTGGAAAGTCTTCGCCCTGCCGAACCCCTACGACAAAATGGAATGGTCCATCGTCATGGCCGTGATCGGGGTTGCCGGCATCGCGCCAACCCTGCGGCGGATCTTCACCAAGTAGGGCTCAAACGAAAAGCAGCGTGAGCGATCCGGCTTCTTGGCAGATGGACGGATCGCTCACTGACCACCCATGTCGATGAGGACACAGATGGCTGAGCATACCTTCATTCGCGGACGGCCCGCGCCGCAAGCGAAATCGTGTAACTCTTTGGGCGAGGGCTGAGGGGTGGGGCCTCTTGAGCAGGTTGCCACCAAAGGGGCGGATCAGTTCTTCGACCGGGGCGTTCTCGGCCTTGTCTGCGTGCTGCTGATCCTCGCCATCATCGGCCTGTGCTTCGTCATTCGCACGCTGTTCCGCAAGATCGACAAGCTCCAGGACGCCGCCATCGGTGATCGAGACAGACTGATTGGCACCATCAACGACAGCGAAAAGTCCCTGAACGAGCTGACGTCGGCCATGAACGGCGTCCAGCGCACGCTTGAGGCTCGCGGACAGACGGTCGGTGAACTCTCCCACCAGCTCGCGTTGCAGAACGAGCAGATGGGGCACAAGCTCGCGAACCTCAGTCAGGCGATGAAAATGATCGCATCAGCGGTCAGGAGGCGCGGGAGCGCTGAGCCGATTGAGGAGGATGCATGACCTTCCTCTCCCGCCTGCGCTCTCTGCTGAGCCATGACGACGAAGCCGACGCCTGTTCTGCTCGCGTGGACGATGCTTTCGCGCGTGTCGGAAACGCTCAGCGTCGGGCCGGCAACGCGGCCACCGAGGTCCGTCATGCCGCAGAGAGTCAGGCCAAACAGTTGCGCTCGGTGCGCGTTGAGATCCAAGAGCGCGTGCAACAGCAAAAGACCCAGGCGCACGCGGGCGAAACGAGTGATGTGCGCCATTTGGTTGAGGACTTGCTCCGCAGCATGAGTGCAGAGCCGAGCAAGGGGGATAGAGATCCGTGCTGATCTACGATCAAAAGGGGCCTGACCACATTCGCGGCGCGATCTGGCTGACCGTTATACTGCTGGGTTTCGGTTACAGCGTCATTAACGCCTTCGTCCCCAATTCGGACATGAATATCGCCATTGGCGTTCTGCAAGCGTCGGCGGCTACGATGGTGGTCTATATCTACGGCAAGGATGCCTGGCAGGCCCTTCGCAAGAAGAACCCGGCGCGAACGGACTTTCTCATCGTCGGCATCGTTCTGGCGTGGCTTTCCACGGATGGGCAGGCCATTCTGGCGGTGCTGTTTCGGCTGTCCGGCATGCCGTCGTGGTTCGTCAATTCGGAGCTATACGCGCCGATCCGCCTGCTGTCCGTCGTGGCTGCCGTGCTCCACGTCACGGCTCCGGGCGCCGTGGATGGTCTGGTCCCCCGCAAGAACCGGATCGCCATGGGCCTCGGCCTCGGCGGCGCGGTTCTCGTGATGCTGGTCCTGCTCTGGCAGCGGCCGGACATCGGGCCGATCATCGAGCGCACCCGGCCCTACATCTCGGATTGGTGGTCGACCGGCGCTTGGTATTGGCATGCCGCACCGCCGACACCGACGTAGCCCCTACCTTCCTCAAATCTATCACGCCCGCCCAGCACCCGCTGCGGCGGGCGTTTTTGTCTTAAGCCTTGCGAAGCTGCATCAGCATCGGATCACCGACCTTGATGCCTGGAAAGTTAGCTCCACAAGCTGATCCGGCTTCAATCACATGCGGTGAGCCGTGAAGGTCAACGAGCCCGCTTGGCGGGCGGAACCCGTTGCGGGCCGGCGCTGCCGTGATCGCATCTGCAAGAACGACGAGCGGATCGGTGCGAAGGATTTTGACGTTCTTCAAGGATTGCATGGGAGGACCTTTTCTAGAGTTCTAGCATCTCCCAAGGCCGGCGCGATGGTGCGCGAGATTGCACGGGAGCACAAGGCTTCACCCCTGCTTATCGCTCCACCGTGCTCCACGGGGCCGGTCAATGACAGCGGATGCGCCTTTGTAGCCGCACCGGGAGCACCTGAGCCTTAAAGCCGCCTCTGGCAGCGTCAGATGCCCCGGCAGGCTCCGAAGGGCCACAGCGCTCGTCCTGGCGCATTGAATGTTCTGGCAGCCGATCCATGCTTCGTCGTGGCCGTTGTCGATGCATTGGGTGATGGTGGGGGCTCGGGTCATGCCCTCCGTTATGCTGCAAGCGGCCCAGCAAAGACCATCCATGGATCGCCCGGCTCGGCGTCAACGTCGTTCTCGCCATGCGCCTCGGGATCATAAGGCTCATCCGCAATCAGGCCATGGCGGCGAGCCATGTCTTGCAGGACGTGGCTGTCGACCTCAAACCCTTCCCATGAGGACCGCAGCGCTTCCTTGGCAAACGCAATCAGAGAAGCTTCATTCGGGCTCATCATCGTTCTCCTAGGTCTCTGCGCGGGTAATGCCCGAGGAGAGCGGGGTGGGAGGGGAAGGGGCTATCGGGAAGGGAGCCATGGGCAGTTAACGCTCAGGGCCTTGAACAAGCCGTCTGGCATCGTAGGAGGCTCGTCCCAAGCCCCGATCTGTCCGCCGAGATTGAGGCCGTCTGGGCCAGTCCATTCCCAACCTTCAACACCCTCCTCATCAAACCATGATGTTTGTTCCGCCTCGTAGCCTTGGTGAAAAGCCCACGCGAGGACAGTCAGGTAGAGACCGCACTCCCCCTCCGCTTCCCGCCTTGCCTCCGCTTCGGCTTCCACCATGTCCTCAAGGGCACGGATCTTTAGGGTGTGGGTCTCGGCGGTGAGTGTGGCTGTCTGACGCTCGGCGGAGAGGGCGGCTTCTAGTTCGGCGCACTTCTCGGCCCAGAAACTTGCCTCATCGGCGGGGCCTAGCTCGCGGATGCCCATCATTCACTCCTTCGGGGGTGAGGCGAGGGCGGCGTCGATGCCAGCAGCCCAGACATCTTCGCCGTACCAGCGCATCATGTCGGGGGCCGCGTTGTAGCGTTCCTCGGCCTTGTTCTCGACGGCGCAGATCACAGCATCGCCAGGTTGGCGCATGGCTTCGATTGCGGCTCTCGCCTTGCGAATAGACGCAGGCGACGGAAACGGCGCGCCGCTAATGGCTATCGCTACTCGCACCACCATCTGGGATGGCTCGCTCATCGTTCTCTCCTGGGGTTCTGAAAGCTGCCGGGAAGGCTAGGCGGAAGGCTTGACCCGCTTCGGTTTCGTCACCTTGTAGCCGTGGCGCTCAAGGCATCGCTGCATCTGATCCAGCGCCATCCATCCAAGTCCTTCGGCTTCATCAGCGCGATAACCGTAGTTCGCGTGGACGATGACGACCTGTTCTCCGTCCGCATGATCCTGCGAGATAACGACACCAGCCCCGAAGTTGCGACGCTGTTTGTCCTCGTCGTGGTAGTCTCGCATGGCCTCGGCGATCCGCTGGCCGATCCGCCCTTCACGCTTAAACTCGCCCGTGAAGTCGTTGTAGAGAACGGCGACTGTGTTGAAGCCCATCATCGTCTCCTGTTCGTATCTCTGGGGTAGGGGTTAGGCGGAACGACGCTTAATCTCCGCGACTGCTTCGCGTGCGATCAGCGCCTCTTTCACGTTGTCGAGGTCGCGCGTGAACTCCGGCGACCCCCACTTGGCGACAATCTTGCCGGCCTCATCACGCTTGACCGCGCCGGGCGAACCGTTTTTGTCCCAACCCAGTGCCGTCATTTCGGCGCCAATTGCTTTGAGCACCCTGATCGTCTCGCTCATCGGTCTCTCCTGGGGTTCTGAAGGCTTCCGTGAAGGCTAGACGGGGTCATTCGGACCAGACAACTGAAGCGGGCCTTCGCCGCCGATGGAAGCCAGCCCGGCGCGCATGATGGTGTTGGTGACGTAGGCGTGAACCTCCGTCTTGGCTTTCTCGACGCGCTTCTCCATCTGCTTGGCAAAGCTGTCAGCGATGAAGGGTAGATGGCTGGAAAGCGCATTGATCGCGCTGGTGACGGCCGACAGCATTTCCTGCTGCCGAGCCTTGGTCAGCCCCTGCGTGCCGGCGACGATCTTCTCCCGAAGCTTGTGGAGGTCCGCCATCGCCTCGGCCACGGCTTCGTTGGCTTCGGCCTTATGGATGGCGTCTCGATCCTCGTATGGGATCTCTGGCTTTCGCTCACCGGCCACACTCACCAGCGTGCAGCGCGTGCCCTCGCCGATGCTGAAGGATGACACGAACGAGCCCCATTGAGCTTCGGACATATCGATCTCAATCAGTGGCCTGACACCATGGAACGGCCAGTCGCGAGAGTCCGTCCGATGTTGCTCGCTCGCGTAAATCGAAACGCGAATGTAGCCGTTATGGACGAAGTCGGAGCCGTAGAGCGTGCGCCGGCCGGACACTCGTGAAACCGTGATCTGCCCGAATGCGGGATGCCGAGAGATTGCCCCGCGCTCAATGGTTTCAACGGTCGGCGCTTCCTCTTGCATGCGGGTCATCTGTCTCTCCAATCTTTCCCGAAACGTGCGCGCAGACGCGGGGGGAGGGGTGGTCTAAGGGGTTTTCGAGGGGAGCTAGGAAGCCAACGCTAGCGAAAGTATTTCTTCGGCCGTGATCCCGACACGGTATGGGACGCGAGCGCAGAACTCACAGGCATCCTGCTTGCCTGCGGTACAGGTTCGCCATTCGCCTCGGCAGACCACAATAGTGTCGCCAGACACGGCCGTATCAATGGCGGCCTGCACTGCTTCGGCGCAGCTACCGTACAAATCAACATCAATATTCTCGGCCTCACTCATTCGTCAGTCTCCGTCACGGGAGTGCAATCGCACTGGTCCCATGTACAGTCATCGACGAAGAAGATCAGATAGCCGAAGCCGCCACAGCGCTTGCAGTACGGGTCGCCAGCGCGGGGAGGCTTGACCTGCTGAGCCCTCGCACGGTCGCGCATCTGGCGTAGAATGTCGCGACGCTCGCGCGCTTCCGTTTTTACGGATTGCGGCGCGCAGGTGTACATGATGGTTTCAATTTCGCCGTCGATCTGCTCGTCAAGCGTGAGCCAAGGTGCGGGCATTAGACCCATCCCATGTCGGCAAAAATCCAGGCCACTAAGGCGAGAGTGATCAGGCACGGGATCACCACGCAGACGAGCCCGCACGCGCAAAGAAAAAGGATGCCGAGAGTTTCAGCCATGGGGTTGTCCCCGATGGCGCTCAAATTCGCGGCGACCGATCTCACGCAGTGATCCACGGTCGACATAGCCGACGCGCTTGCCGCACTTCTGGCACTCGCCCCAGATGCCGGCTTCGTCGGAGGCCGTCTTAAATGTCTCGCAGAGCGACAACGTGCAGAGCATTAAGCGACGAATGAAAGAAACGCTCATGGCTGATATCCTTTCAGTCCTCAGGGAAGAACGATGGAAGAGGCTGCCGAGACGGACGCGGCGCACGCGAGATACCCCGAAGGGCATTGCTGGCAACTAGCTGAGCGCGGTCGATCTTGTACTTGTCGCACTTCATCTCATCGCGCAGCCCTTTTATCTCGGTCAGGGCATACTCAAGATCGGAAATGCGAGAGTGTGCCGCCGAGATAGTAAGAGCGTCGGCCATTGCGCCATCCATAGCGTCGGCTAGCCGGGCCGCGTCTTCCAGTGCTGCCAGCATCTCAGGCGTAGTCACACCCACCCCAAGGCACACCGCACACGCAGACTTGCCCATGTCTGTGTAGCCCTGCCCGCCGCAATCTAAGCACGGGCTCAGGCTGTAGTTCTTCAGGCGAGCCGTCACTTCGGCGATGGCTTCGTCTCTCTCGCTGGGGCGGCGCGCCATCAGCACCACCCTCGCGAAATTGCATAGATCACCCACAGGTCGCGCTGGTTCGGCGGGCCAAATCCGACGCCAGCCGATGCCCACTGGCCGGCGAAGTAATGAACTCGGATCGTATGGTAGGTGGCGCGGACCCAGCGAATGAAGGGCAAGCGTAGGAGCCATGGAGCCTTTGCCGGAAGAACCCATCCGTTCTGTTCTGCGTCGGCGTGCCAGAGTGCATCGTCGTTCATCACTCTGCTCCTGCAAGACGAGCGGGTGGCTGGTAGCGATTGCTCTGGATGCCGTGCGGGTTGACCTTCGGTCCCGGCTCGGCTGCGAGCAACGCCAAGCCTTTTTCGGTGATCCCAAGGCGCAGATGTCCGCGCACCTCAATGAACCCCTTCGTGATGAGACGAAGCCATGTGATAGGCTCCAGCCCCAGCAGTCGGACGCCGCTGGCAACAATCTTTCCGTGCTGATCAATTACGCCTTCGCCGCCGTGCTCGTGGAGTTTCTTAAGAGCAGTTCGCTGTGCGTCCGTCGTCATGAGGTAGCCTCCATCAACTGCGTCTCAGGCGGCTCGTAGGCCGTCCCGCAGATCGGGCAGAACTTGGCGAGCAAGCCGGGCGGCTTCTTCCCGCGCGGATTGACCCGCTCGACCACGAGGATAGCCGTCTGCTTCATGCCGGTAGCATCGGCGGTAAAGCGCGTTCCGAGCCGGCCGTTAAGCGGTGCGAACACCTCGTCGATCTTGGCGATGCAGGTGCAAGGCATCAGACCCGCTCCACCTTAAAACGGTAGCTGTCGTCCTGGCTGTCAGCGAGGACGACGCGCAGGCCATGCGGTGCCAGAAGCTCGCTGACCTCTTCCAGCATGTCGCCGGGATGCGTCTTCCAATCTACGACGGTGAAGGTCTCGTCGTCTGGATCGTAGGGGACGAGGCGCATGGTGGCGGGTCGCATTAGGCACTCCTACCGGGACGCAGAGCAGCGCGGACAATGTTCCAGCCGATACGGAGCAGTTCCTTCCGCGACAGCGCCCACTGCGTATGTCGTTCAGGGTTCAGATCCATGATGTGCAGGGTGAACCCCTTGTAGTCGCCCGGCCCCACCCTGAGCATTGGCCCCTCGGGAAGCCAAAACAGGCACTTGGACTTACCTACATCAGCCATTGCATGACTCCGCTTGCATAAGCTACTTGCCCAAGTTACACATGTTGCGGCCAAACGCAACAGCGAGTACGGGCAGTGATCGTTTTTGAGCGAGAGAAGAAGCGAAGCGTGACCCGCAGGGTTGAGCCCGAAGGCGAGTTGGCGAAGGTGCGCAAGCAGCTCGTCGTGACAGAACGGTGGGACGCTCGCGTTGAGGAATGGCGAGCGAAGCAGCGCCCGCTGCCGACGTGGTCTGAGGCCGTCCGCGTTCTTGTTGAGGAAGCTCTTGACGCTCGGGAGCGCTCCAATGGGAAGCGCTAGATCCGCCTTCCTCTATGTGATTGGTGCCGGGCGCGGCGCTCATAAGATCGGCGTTTCTCTGCGGCCCAAACGACGGCTCGCACAGCTTCAGACCGGGAACCCCTCAAAACTGATCCTCCGGCGAGCCACCGAAGCTGAGGTAACGGACGCTGAAAAAGTCGAGGACTACGCTCATTGGCTGCTGCGCGAGAGCCGTGTTCGTGGGGAGTGGTTTCGGGTCACGGAGGAAGCCGCTTGGGTCGCCCTCACTGCGGCTGTTGATGCAGTCGCGCGCGGACTAAGCGTGCCCTTGCCTCCAAAACCTGTTCCGAAGACGCGAGGCCGTCCGAAGCGCGATTTTGAGCCAATGTTCATCCGCTTTGCGATAGGAACGAAAGACAGAATTCGTGCCGTGCTGCGCGATGGCGAGGACCATGCTCACTTTATGCGATCCGCCATCGAAGCCGAACTCAAGCGACGCGAGCGCACCCTCAAGCCCCCGGAAACCCCTTAACCTCTCCCCCAAGCCCGGACGCCGTCATGGCGTGCCGGGCGGGCTAGTAGCGAGTGGGAGAAGCTTGCCGTGAACGCAGGGTTTGCGTCATGGCTACAAGCGCCGACAGACTCTTGCGGTGCAAGATCGCCGAACTGTTCCGCGACCGGAACTCAACCCATCCGTTCTGGTAGATGAGCCGGAAGGGTGGTGGGGCGTCATTGGCTGCGGAGTAAGCCGCCATGTAGGCGAACATCTCGTCAACGCCGTCCTTGCGCTTTGCGCTCACGACTTTCCTCCTTCGGTCTGCGATGGTAGGTTGCGGATGGCAGCGGCAGCAGCCCGTAGCGCTCTCCCGCCATCATAGAACGACCAAGAGGCCCCGCTTTCCACCACGGCTGCGCACCGCTCCCGCTCGGCAGCCAAAGACGACTGGATCACCCCGACTGCTTCTCGCATCTTCTCGGGCGTCAGGATCACTGGGCCGTTCGTCAGCGGATGCGGGCTGAGGTAGGCCAAAGCTTCGTCTAGGGTCTGGATCTCCGCCACGTCTCACTCCTGCGGGCTGGGGGTGGAAGGGAGGGAAAGGGCGTCCGAGGGGCGCCAGTGCCAGCGCTCTTCGCAGCCTCGCAGGTTGGCGAGATACTTGCCGTCTTCCTTGTCTGGCCTGACCCATTTGGCGAGGAAGTCGACGCGCCCTTCACGCTCGCATCGGTAGACGATGCCCTCGACAGGCTCGGTGCTGCCATGGAGGCCGAGGTTGCCTAGGCGCCGTAGCGCCATCTCAACGGGCAGCGGCTCGGGGCCGTCATGGATGCAGGCGGCCGACCGCATATCCGCCCGAACACAGCGGCCGAAGAACTCGTCGCGCAGCACGCGATCCTTGCCCCGGAAGATGTCGAATGGCACGAAGGGGGCGAACCCCGGATGCGCCTTGTCGTAGGTCGTGCCGTGCGCCAGCGCGAGCCATTCGCCGGCCACGCGTTCGCCTGGCTCTAGCAGGGCCGCGAACTGCGCATACCGCTGCATCACGTACACCTCGAAAAGCTGAAGGTGCTCGTAACGCCCATGGCGCGCCCGGTAGCCTGCACGGGTTAGCGGCACGATCTCGCCGTCAATGTTGGCGACCGCCATGCATGCGCCATCCAGCTTTTCACTGACGATGATCCGATCGCCCTTGCGCGGCTTCTCCGTCAGGATGCGGAACTGCCCCTCGTGGACAGACCAGTCGCCCGGTCCAAGCCGTGAGTTGGGCAGATGACCGATAGAGCCGTAGGCTTTGCCGCCGAGCGGCTTGGTCGGGGAGACGAAGGCCTGTGTCATGCTCAAGCCCTCCCGTTAGAGAAAGCGAGCTTCGGTCGTCTGGTGGGGTAATTGGTTGGGTTGGCATCGTGCCAGACCGGATTTCCCTTAGGAAACAGCAGGTCTTGGCGGAAGGGGTGTCCGTCCATCATCCTCGCTCCTTAAATTCCACAGCGGGCCACACTGGGTTCTGGCGGGCCAGAAAACGCGAACCGCCACAGCGGGAAAGGGCTTGCCGGACTGCGGCAATCATAGCACACACTGACCGATATGACCCACAGAAGAATGCCACAATCGGCGTCTTCTGGAGGGGTGGCCGGTGGGGTGCTGGTGGGGCTGGATGGCAAACGCGATCAATCGGCTGACCGCTCGCAAGGTCCAGACTATCACGGAACCGGGCCGGCACGCAGACGGTGGCGGCCTCTATCTGGTGGTGGACGCCAAGGGCGCGAAGCGCTGGGTGCTGCTCTACCGGCTGCCGGGTCGACGTCGAGAGATGGGCTTGGGCTCCGTCAACGCCGTGCCCCTCGTCAGGGCGCGTGAACTGGCCGCCGAGGCTCGCGCCAAGATCGCTGGTGGGGTTGACCCGCTGGAGGAGAAGCACGCCCCTCCGCCAATTCCTGAGGCTCCTCCGGCCCCGCCCGTGACGTTCGCCGATGTGGCGCTCGTCTACATGGACGACCGCGAGCGGACGTGGCGCAATGCTGCGCATCGGAAGCAATGGCGCCAGACCCTTGAGATCCAGAGCGCATCCCTTTGGGCTCGTCCGGTCGCTTCGATCAGCACCGAAGACGTTCTCGCCGTTCTGCGTCCGATGTGGCACGAGAAGCCCGAGACCGCCCGGCGCATCCGTGGACGGATTGAGCGCATCTTGGATGCGGCGCGCGTCGGTGGACATCGCATCACCGAGAACCCGGCGCGTTGGCGTGGTCACTTGGACGTTCTGCTGCCGAAGTCGGGCAAGCTCACGCGAGGGCACCATGCCGCCATGCCCTATGCCGAAGTGCCCGCGTTCTATCAGGCGCTCGCGGCGCGCGGAGGCTCGGCCGCGCCAGGCATGATGCTCCTGATCCTGACAGCCGCCCGATCCGGCGAGATCCGGGGCATGACCTGGGGCGAAGTCGATATGGCCAGCGCGGTCTGGGCCGTGCCCGCTAGCCGCATGAAGGCGAAGCGTGAGCATCGGGTGCCTCTGCCGGCAGAGGCTATGCGCCTGCTGGCCTCGATGATGCCCGAGAAGCCCCAGAGGAGCGCGCTCGTCTTTCCGTCGCCGCGCGGCAAGGTGATGAGCGACATGGCCTTCGGGATGCTGCTGCGTAAGATGAAGCAGACGGAGATCACAACGCATGGCTTCCGGTCCTCCTTCCGCGACTGGGTGGACAACGAGACGGACTTCGCCGGAGACCTCGCCGAAGCCGCGCTGGCCCATCTCACGGGAGACGAGACCGAGCGCGCCTATCGGCGGGGTGATGCCCTGGCGAAGCGGCGTCATTTGATGGACGCCTGGGCGGCTTTCGTGGCGGCTGGCGTCATCGGCGCCGCATGAAGCAGCCGCGCAAGCGCCTCGTGAGGGATCACGGTGGCAGCCCCGATCTTTCGAGCATCTAGGTCGCCGTTGGCGATCATCTCGTAGATGGTGGACTTGCTGACGCCGAGCGCGGTGGCGGCATCCTTCGGACGGTACGCGATCGGCGGCATGTTCCCCTCCTTGCGGGTGAGTAGGTCGACGTTGCTTCTCGGCCGGGGGATCATGGCTTCTCCCCCTGACGGGTGACTTCGGGTGAGGAGGCGAGGCGATCGAGCTTTGCTGCCGATGAGGCGAACCACTCATACGCCTCGTCCAGATCGTGAACGGGCTTGCCTTCCATTGCGCGCATGTAGCGGCCGACGAGATAGCCTGAGGCGTCGCGATAATCGGTGATTGCGGCCTTGAGGGCTTCCATGTCCTCGGTCATGCGCTCTCCCCCGTCTCGGGCTTCTGCGTCTCGGCCGGGGCGGTGGAGAGGGCAGCGATAGCGGACACCGCTGCATGAAAGGGCGCTCCACGATCCGCCCCTTCGGCCAGGAACAGGAGAAGATCGTATCGCTCCTGCCGTCTCCCTCGGGCTTCGGCTTCTGCGAGGGCGGCGCGGAGTTCCCGGATGGTCTGAAGCCGCTCGCGAGCGACGACATAGACCCTGACACGATGAGCCGTGATGGTGTTCAGGGCGTCAGCAGGCCACGCGGCTCGCAACACCGCGCGTTGCGCTCGGATGCGCTTGTCGCAGAGCTTTCGTTCGACCTTCAGCTTACCCAAGGCGGCTCGCAGACGAGCGGTCTCGGCTTCGGCGGCAGCGAGGCGTAATTCGCAAGCGAGGGCACAGGCCTCCCAACGCTCCCGCTCTCCCGTGAGGCGGGCGATCTCCGCGCGGAGGCCCCTGATCTCGTCCGCCCCTTTGGCACAGGCGTCCGCGTCTAGATGGTCCCATCTGTGGCCATCGTGATAGTTGGCAGCCATGGCCTTGAGGATCGGCCATCGGGTCTCGCGCGCCACCGCCTCGCGCATCGCCTCCGAGACGGCCGGGAGTGTGGGGTCAGACATCGGAAGCCCCTTTCGGTTGCGGGAGGCCGGCTTGCTGCTTCGCGCGCTCGGCGTCTCTGGCGTCCCACTCAGCTTCGCGGATCGCCTTGACGGCGATCTGCGGGTTGGGGGCCTGAAAGACCTCTCGCGCTGATGTCGCCCGACTGAGGATCGGCGGCATCAGTTCGCGAACGCTCTTGAAGAAGCTGCGAAGCCCCTTCTCGTGGTCGCGCATGTAGGCTTTTCCGAGCTTTTCGTAGAACGCCTGGATGAAGGCGTCATCGCCGTAGCCCACGAGGGCATCGAGTGCCCTGGCCTCGGCCTCGTCGACTGTGAACGCGACCTCGACTTGTACGGTCGCTCGTTGTGAGAGCTTTGCCATCACCGCCCGCCCTCCCGATCCGCAGGGACAGGGGGCGTGCCGACAAGGTCATCGTGCGACGGCCCGACGAGGGCATCAGGGTCACCGCCGAAATAACGGATGACTTGCCGCCACGTCGTATCAAGGGAGCGCCGGTGGACATTCTGCAATGGTCGGTTGGCGACTTCGGACTGCCACTTGCTAACGGCCCACGTGAGCCCGCCCTCCTGGCTCGTCCCGTCACCCTGCCCCGTGCTGTCGGGCGTGGGCGGCGTGGGGGTGGCGGCGCGAGTGAGCCCGGCCGTCATGTTGTCGATCTGCGACAGGAGCCCGATCAGATCGCCGGCAAGCGGCTGCCATTCCGGGGCGTCCACGGTCCAGTGCTTCTCATACAGCGCGCGGCAGAGACTTTCGGCGTATCGCAGCGCCTCATTCTCCGCACCCACGCCCCGGCCCGCCTCGGTCCCGGTGGGCTTGGGGGTGAGGACGGCGGTTAACGCAGACACGATTTCATCGCGTCGCGACCAATCGATGGCGTCCATCACTCGACCGTGATAGTGGCCGGGCATCTGCGTGTTCTGGACGTAGGCAACGAGGACATTCGTGATCCTCTGCCGCAGGTCCACCCCCTCCCGCTCGGCCGCCTTGTCCGGAGCCTGGGCGGGGGTATCCAGTAAGCCAGCAAGTTCGGCCGCTAGAACCTCTGCCGCGCCGATAGATATCTTGTGCCAGCGTGTGAACCCATGCGCCGATACTGACAGTCGCATATAGGAGCCCGATAAGTCCGGCTCCCCCATCCCATTAATCGGCCCTGAAACTCCGACGTCGGCCACCCCTCCCGCATGATCCGGTCGAGGCGGGGCGGTGAGGGCCGAATGTACCTGCGCGGCGACGGCTTCAGCGTTCGGTCCCTGCACAAGGAACGAGTGGTCGTTCACCAGCAGGGGTTGACCGTTGTGGTAGCGGCCGGGCTCCTCCTTCAGCGTGAAGACGGTCGCTCCGTGGCAGTACCAAACGCCCGTCCGTAGGTCTTGATCGAGAGAGGTCTGGGAATGGGTGGCCATCACAGCACCTCAACGCGAAGGGAGGGGGTCAAAAGCTTGGTGATCTCAGCGGGCAAGACACGCTCAACAGCCTGCGGGGCGACCCAATCCTTTCGGGCTGCCGGCTCCGGTGCATCCCAGTCCACGACGACCTGGCCAGTGCGCAGGAACTCAGCGCGCATGTGCTTGAGGGTGCGGATGGCGCGGTAGAGGGGGTATTGATTGTCCCCGCGCTTATCATTGCTCCACCCAACCGGCATGGTCAGGTCATCGTAGTCAGGCTCATCTAAACCTAGTGCCGATCTTGGTCCCCTGATTTCAGTAAGATCATCGGCAAAAACGTCATACGAGTGCCCGATGATGCAGCCGACAGTTCCGCAAGGGTGTTCTTCAAAAACGAAACCCATATTAAACCGCTCTTCCGGCAACCCTTCCAAGTGAGAGATCAGACGGTTCAGGTTCGTGATGTTGAGGGTCATGATGCTAAGACCTTTTCCCGGCGAGAGCTTCACTGATCCTTCCGATTGACTGACCGAACACGGCAGACATTTTCCGGTAGGATGCTTGGGGGTGCAGGGCCGCGTACTCGCGTATCGCTTGCTCAGATGCCTCGGTGGCGGCTCGGGCTTCTCTGCGAACCTTGCGCACGGGAGGACGGCGATGCAACTCGGCCTCCCATTCCTTCATCTTCTGTTGAAGGAAGAGATCAGGGCATCGAGCGGCTTCGCGCAAAATGTCCAGACGGATTTCGGGGATCGTTGCCATCACTGAACGGGCCTCCGGTAGCCTAGAGACAGTTTCTCTACTGGGGTGGTCGCGCGCCGCTGGGGCGCATAGCGCTTGAAGCCCTGGCCTTTCAGCGACGACGGCCGCTTGATGCCCAAGTGGGCCGCCTCAAGCCGCTTCGCGCGGGCGATGGCCGGCACGTCCTGCTCGGCGGTCTTGCCGCCATGGCAGCCTTTCCGGTGGGCTGGAGCGAGGTTGTGCTCTTCATCCTCGCCATAAAGAGCGAGCGGGATGACGTGGTCTAAGTCCCACGCTTCGCCGACGCTGATCTTGCCGCCACAAACATGGCAGGTGCCATTGTGAGCAAGAAAGATGCGTAGACGGGTCTTGGCGTTACGGCGCTTGCGGTCAGCCATGAGGTGCCCCCTCAACCCAAGGCAGGGCGATGTCATGCCGGGCGCAGAAAGCCTCAATCAGGGCGGTAAACTCGCAGTGCTCAGCCTTCGATAGGCCAGACGTTGAGCGCCCGATCGGGATCATCCCGCCGTCCTCAAAGGGCATCCACTTCTCGCCGCGATAAGCGTGCATGAAGTAGTCCTTCCACTCCGAGGCGGCGTACTTCTGCCCGTGCCAGACGAGTTGATCGGCAACCGCCGTGAGCAGCAGCCACTGCCTGTCATTTTGAGGCAGGGTCCGCTTAGGGCCTCGGAACTCAACCCGAGTGCCCTTGGTGCAGCCGGCAGCCCAGCGGGCAACCTTGGCGCGGTCTGACGGGCTCTGGAGAGTGACCAAGGCGCGGCTCATCGGTCACGCCCGTATTCAAGGACGTACTTCTTCGCCTCGTCCTTCGACATCATCTCGCCGGACCAGTCGTTATGGATCTCGCCGTCAACGGCGTCGATCAGATCGCACAGCGCCTGCTTTTGCTCTGGCGTATCGTGCTGACAGGCTGCGCTGGCAGAAACGCCCCCATCGAACCAACGCTGTATAGCCGCTTGGCAGGCTTCGCTTTCCAGCTTCCAGCCCTTGAGCGAGCCCCATTTGAGGAGAAGATGCTCAGCCATTACGCTGCCACCCCGCTCGACACAGGCTCAACAGCCCGCCGCTCGGCAGCAATCCGCATTACCCACGTGTGGTCGTCCATCTCCAGACGGCTGAGGGCATCCTTGACCTTGGCGCCGGTCAGGAAGGCTTCGACGGCTGCCGGCCCTGCGCGCTTCAGCAGGGCATCCGCCATGCTCTGTGCGGCCATCTGAGACCAAGAGGGCTCGTCGTCCTGCCCGGCGTCCTCGGTGATGTGGCGGTCGGACTGGCGCTGCTGCGGCTCGCGGCCAGACTGTCGGAAGTCGTCGCTCTCTTCCTCGGAGTAGATAAGCCCGTGAAGGCCGATCAGCTTCAGGATCAGGCGGTCGCGAGCCCGCTTGAGAGCCATCGCATAGACGTAGGCCGCCTGCTTGCCCGAGACCTTGTAGTTGACGCCGATCAGCGCCTCGCCGATCTCCCAGTCCTCGCGCTCGCCGAGTTTGCCCGAGCAGAGGATCACGGCCTCGTCGCGCTCGCTGCGGAGCACATCAGGCTTGGAGAACGAGACGCCAGCCTTGGCAGCAACCCGTTCTAAAGCTTTGTGGTAGACAACCCAGGTGCCATGGCAGTCCCAGATGACGCCCTTGTCGTCGCGCGGGTCTTCCTCGTACTTGCGAAGGATATCTGCGATGCGGGGATCAAGCGGCCGAGGCATTGCGAGCCCTCCATTCTCTAGTCCAGCGCCGGTAGCACTCGCGGCAGCACCGCTTGCCTCGGCTGATCATCAGGTTCTCGCCATCCAGTGGATGACCGTTGTTGCAATGGGTCTTTCGTGAGTTGCGGCCGGGCGGGGCATCCGAGCGCAGCATGTTTTCCTGATGCGTCACCGGCTCAAGGTGATCTGGGTTCACGCAGCACGGAGTTCGGCAGAGGTGGTCAGGCTCAAGGCCCTCTGGCATCGGGACATCGCAAGCCACCATGACGGCTCGGTGCGCCGGCATCATCCGGCCCTGAAACAGAACCCGCCCATACTGACCGTTGCGACCGCCATACGGCCCTGCCCAAAGCCAGCACCCGCTATTCGGCTCAGTGTGGATATGCCGATCCAATTCGATCGGTAGGCCGAGCCCGCTCATGTCTTCGCCTCTGCGCTACGGATCGGGGTGAAGTCTGCGCAACGGCCGTCACTGTTGATCGTGCGGCAAGAATGGTACGGCGGCTGGGGCGAGAAGCTGGGGTGAACGAAGCCGTAGCCAGAGGGGCGAGGCCACTTCAGGCAGCGCCAGTTCCAAGGCTTGTTCTCGTCGCGAGACGCAGGGTGTACGTTCTCGCAGGAGGCGCAGTAGACGGCGCTCACGTCACGCCCTCAGCTTTAGCGAGCGCGGCGTTGATTTGGGTGTCGTTGTAGTCTTCGCCTGAAACTGCCGCTTCGTAAGCCGTAAGCTGCCGAAGGGCAGACTGAAGCGCCGCGACTAGATCATCGTGGGCGTTTACGGCTAAAACGACAGACGGTCCGATTTTGTGATTATGAATGCTGACGCCCTTACCTTCGGCGTCAAAGACGATGCCCTTCGTGAAAGACCATGGCTTAGGCGCCGTGTTCGTCATGCTGCCAGATCCTCGTGCTGCGGATGGATGATGCCGAGGGCGGCGAGAGCCTGATCCTCAGTGTCGAAGCGGTGGGCGATCCACTCTCCGTGCATCCAGAGTTCCCAGGCGTCGCAAGAGGTTTGCGGGGGGATCAGGATCGCAATTCTCTCAGTGCCTCGCATGACCCAGGAGGAGGGCATGCCCGGTACGGGATCGAGGGTGATGGGCGAAGTTGTCATTAGTGCCCCCGCCAAAGATCGCGAAGTATTACGAACCCAAGCATGCCGATGGCGAAGGAGCCGCAACCGAGAAAGACCAGCATGCCGATGCCGACCGCGTAATGAAGATCAGCATTCATCTCCACGTTCCCACTTGCTTGAGGACATCGAAGGCAACGAGGCGGTGCTCGTCGTCTGTTTCGGGCGGAGGATCGGCAGCTAAAGCAGCCCGGCCGAGCGCGGCGCCATCGGAAGTCGGTCCGATCAGCGCGTCCTGCACGACCGCCATTGCGGCGAGGCGGCTATCGAAGCTGCCGAGGCGAAGTATGGAGCCGGGGCGACGCTCAGCCTCGGCGTAGAACTGCGTGCCGGCCTTGCTGACGAGACCGATGGTCTTGCCGCTGCGGACGTAGTGAAACTCGGTTTCCGAGGCTTCGCGCCAGCAGGAGGAAAGGGTGAGCGCGTTCATCACTTGCCCTCCCGCGCGGCGGTGAAGGCGAGGAAGGCGTAGCCACCCAGTAGGGCGGCCCAGATGGACACAAAGGGTCCGTAGACGAGGAGGCCAGCCATCACGCGGCCTCCGACGCTTCGGACGAGGCCAGCATCTGCGCCTGCTGGCGGATCGCAGCCGCGTTGTGGATGTCCCAAGCCATCCTCTTTACGCTGGCGAGACCCGCTCTCCCGAAAAGTGCGATGATGGCTCCGTTCACCGAAGTCCAGTCGCCTCGGACGATGTGATCTTCGCCAGCGATCATCAGAGCGTAGATTGCCGCTAGCGAACGCTTGGTGGCCTTGCCGCTTTTGGCCTCGGCCAGAAACAGCGTGAGGATAGGGTGCTCGGCGCCCATCACGCGGCAACCTTCTCAGCAGAGGCGAGGCCAGCGACGTGCGCCTCGACCATGGCCTGAGCCTGCCGCAGGCCAACGCAGTCCTTGCGGGTGATCTCGCCGATCTTCTGGAGATCAGTGGTGCCGGGAATGTAGATGCCGGCAACGAAGGCGCCGCGCACGTTGAGGACGTAGCCGTGAGAGGCGCCGTCGCTGTCACGACCGTAATAGATCGTGTCGCCGAAACTGTTTCTCTCGGACTTCCACGTCAGGGTAAGGGAAGGGCGGGTGTCGCGGTCAGCCTGGATGCGGCTGCGCTCAAGGGACCAATTGAGTTTCTGGCGGGGCATGTCGCTCTCCATGGCCGGAAGCCGATGGAGAGAGACTATTCCAAGAAAGTTGGATGAGCAATCCCTGAGCTACAAGAAAGTTGGATTTGTGTGCGGCACCATACGAAAAATTGGGCTACCGGGTTTCAATTTTCTCGTCGATTTCGTCCCTTTACAACCGGTTGACGCAGCCCAGAAACCTCTTAACTTTTCCAAACTGTCATATTAGAAGAACAATATAGGAACGGGAGAAGCGCCTTATGCCGGATCGCAAAGCGACTGCCCCGCCGCCGCCAATCGACCAGGCCGCAATGAAGCGACTGGCGGTCCAGCAATCTATCCAGCTCCCCACCGACTACGCCGAAGCAATGGCGGTCCTGGGCCATATGATGGATATCGTGAAGTGGCAGGCGGGCCTCGTGGCCCCGTCACCCGTGCAGAAAGAAGATCACGAAACCGTGATCCAACTCACTCAGGGTCGTTCCCGGCGCGCCTGATCTCGGTCGGCGGCACTTGGGCGATGCGGTCCCGCAGGCCTGCGGGTAGCCAAGCCGTTTCGCCCGTATAGATCCAGTCCAGCGGCACTTTCAGCCGCTGATTAAGCACGAGCGCGGCGTCGATGCTGATCCGCCCGTTCGCCTTTTCAAAATTCGACCACTGCGTCTGCCCGAAGCCGTACTCGTCGCAGAACTCTTTCTGCGAGAGCCCGGTGCTGACCCGCAATGCGCGCAGACGATGGGCCATCGCCAGCAGGTCTGCCGGATGAATTTTTGACGCCTTCGCCATGCCAACCTTTTTGAGCGTCAAGGCAAAAATCGCAAACCAAGCAAATTGGACATTGCGCACTCCAACTTAGTTGGATAAGGTCGTTGTCATGAGCAGCGACTTCACCGACGTGCGAGCCGTGATTGACGCCCTTGGGGGCCTCGACGGTGCCGCCTCCTCCCTCACCGTTGGTCCGACTGCGGTTCGCAATTGGATCGATCGCAACCGCCTTCCGGCTGATCGGTACTTCGCTATCCGCGATCTGCTGGCGCCCCGTGTCGTGCCAGACGAGCTTTGGGCGATGGGCCGAAAGCCTGACCGGCGCCGGCTGGCGGCAGCCTCTTCTGATCTTTCCCAAGTCGTCAGCCCAGCAGGAGCTTGAGTATGACCAAGTGTGTGGAAACCACTGCTATGCGCCGCGCTCGTTTGCAGAAGGAGGCCGCTCGCTTGGTGCGCGCCGGCTACTCGTTCAATCAGACGGCAGAGCAGATCGGCGTCACGACGCCAACCGTGCATCTTTGGATGAAGAGCGTAGGGGTTTCGAGCCCAGCCAATAGCAAGTGGTCCGATCTCTCTCATCGCGCACCTACCGCAAGAAAAGTGAGAGAGGCTGGCGGCACTTGGCAGGATGTAGCTGATACGTGGGCTTCGATTGAGGGGTTTGTGGTCAGCGGCAACAGCGCTTGGCAGTGGACCCGCAAGAACGCGCCTGAGATCATCAGCGCTGGCAAATCCAAACTGCCCGCTTCCGTGCGCAGCGCGATCGTAGCCGCATATGGCGCTGGTGCATCAGCGTGAGCGCCGACGCCGCCCCGGAGCTTATCCGCTCCATCGTTGACCGCATCTTGCGCCTGAAGGCTGAGCAGGACGAGCGCGCCGCCGATATCCGCGACGTCTACAAAGAGGCCAAGGGGCATGGGCTGGACAAGACTGCGCTCGGCCGGCTCGTCGCGCACCTTCGCAAGATCGAAAAGGGCGACGACACCTCCGAGGCTGACGCGATCTTCGCAATTTATCTCGGTGCTTACGAGAATGCGCCTCATGCGTATGGGCGCGCGGATATCCCATCCCTGCGCGAAATCAAGATCGCTCTCGAAAATTCCCGCAACACTAACTCGGAAGCCGCCTGAGCCATGCGCGTCAACTCCGCCCCCGTCCAATTCACTGACGCTGAGTTCTATGACGAGGTGTCCGAGCAAGATCGCGAGGGGAATGCTTCGACGGGCTATGCCATCGCGGCTCTGCTGATGATCGCTGGCGGTGGTATCGTCGGCTTCTGCATCCATCTCGCTCGGTGGTTCTGAGCGATGGGCACCACGTCCCTCATGAAGGCTCGCCAAGCCGTAGACGCTCACCGCTACCGCACCCATGCGGCGCGTGAGCTTGGCATCAGCCCGCATCAGCTCCGCAGCCTCGTCGGCAGCACGCACAGCGGCAACGCGCTCGACACCTCCTATGCCGTCGCGATGCATCGCCTTGGGCTGCCGCTGGAGCAGGTGGGACAGTTTTGCGGCCTCAGCATCCGCAAGGTCGTTGCGGCGATCCAGGCGGCCGAGAAATCCGAGATCCAACGCATCCAGTTCGTAGCCGAGGGCGCTGCTTGGCGTGCCTATACCGCGAGCCTCGCCTCTCATCAGACGGAAGCCTGACCAATGGCTGGCTTTCAGACGATGGAAATGCCGCGCCCACGGTTCTCGACAGGCGTTCCTCAGGCCCCACGCGTGGATATCCGACTGGTGGGTCGCAAGGAATTGCCGATCCAGATCAATCCGAGAAGCGGCCTCGCTCTGGTCACTCCGGCCCTTATCGCGAAGATCAGAAAGCTTCGCTCTGCCGGGGTAGCACACAGTGCAATTGTCACTGCATGCAACACTTCTCGTAGGGTAGTGGCGCGCCACACCAAGGACATTGCGGCGCCTGAAGGCGGCTTTCCGAGTGGCTATCTGCGTCTCCCATTCAATGTAGCGAAGGCGCAGCGCATGAAGCGAGCGGGCTTTAGCTATAGGGAGATCGCCGAGGATCAGGGCGTCCATCGCAATACAGCAGTCAAGTATCTGCGTAGGGCAAGCGGCCTGCCGGACTGGAAAGAGAAGCATGTAAAGTCCGCTGCCACTAGGGCGATGCCTGATGTGTACATCCTGACGGGGCTCTCCCGCAAAGACATATTTAGAGATCCGAGCGCGGGCCGCACGACCAATCGGCCTGACATCGTCAAGGCGCGCCATCTCGTCTTCTGGTTGCTGCATCGTCGTCTTGACATGACATGCACCGAAGTCGCGGCCTTTCTGGGTGGCTTCGATCACTCGACCGTCTTGCATGGTGTGCAGCGTGTTGAAGCTGCTGCGGTCGCTCTCAAGATCAAGCTCGATGGGTCAAGGATGGGAGCCTTCCGCAGGCTCTGGGTTGGGTCTTGGCCAGCGAGGAATGCGGCATGAGCCTTCCTCAGGTCCAGTATCAGTTGAGTGGACGCCCGACGCTTCTTGCCGGAAGCGACTGGGCGTTCCTCAACGGACGGGCGATCATTACGGCTTGCCGGCCGGTAACGTTTGCCCGCTTCACGAACTCGCTCGACGTGTCTGATCCACGTGTCGTCGGCGGCAATCTCATCTTCTCCATGTCGGCCGGGAATGCCTCTCTCGGTCACGCCTGTGTCTCCCCTGCCCGTGCTGAGGATCACTCAACACCGGATGGGTCTGACGAATGCTCAATCGCCATTGCACAAAATCGCAACGGGAAGCTCGGCCGATGACTGCGGTCCCCCTCTACCAACGCTACGCTCGCCGGATCGTAGAGACGGAAGCTCGAAACACCGGCGAGCCTATCACCCAGTGCATCCGCTCCGTGGCGCGACGTCTTCGTGTTTCCCATGGTTCTATCTGGGCGCTGCTTTACCGCAGCCCTAAAGATGTCCGCACGCGCCTTGCTGATGCGCTTGCCGAAGAAGTCCAGCGTACACTTCGCGGGGAGATTGCAAGCCTTGAGAATGAGCTTTTGGCAGTCCGTCTTGGCACTCTTGGCCGTAGCCAGAGCGAGATGGAGGAGATCGCGACGGATCTCGCGAGACTGAAAGACCGAGTTCAGGTGGCTGGCCGATGACAGGCGGTCACTATCAGCCCGGCTTCGTCGCTGGTCGGACGAACGATCACAACGAACGCCGCTCGCGCCGCATGCGCGCCGGCAAGCCCTCACGGCAGGATCTGGCCGTGATGATCGCGGCCTACGAGCACAACACGGTTCGTCCCCCGATCACTCTCCCTCGCATCAGCATCCAGCAGCAGGACGCGGAATGAGCGGTATTTGGATCACCTGCGCGGAGCGCCGCGAGATGCAGGAATGGCGCGACGCCGGCCTGACGGTGAAGTGGATCGCGTCATTCTTTGGCTGCACGCCGAGGACGGTTCGCCGGCACACCGTTGACACGGGCAAAGGCGCCGAGATGCGCCGTAAGTCTATGGCGATCCGCAATGCGCATCTGGAAAAGGCCGTCAAAGGCCGGTCGCACGTCGAGCGCGATGTCATCGCCCGCCAGTACGGCTTCAAGAGTGCGTCTTCGCTGAAGGTCGTCCTTTGCGAGCACCGGAAGAGCCTTCGCGCTCACACGGAGGCTACCGCCGCATGATCTCCTTCACCGTCTCCATGCCGCCCACGGCCAATAACCTGTTCCTCAACGTGCGCGGGCGCGGCCGGGTGAAGTCGCCCGAGTACCGTGCCTGGATCGAGACGAACGGTTGGGTCGTGAAGGTCGCGACGCAGACGGGGAAGATCGCCGGCCCCTATGCCCTCGTCGTTCAGGTCGGCAAGCCGGACAATCGCCGTCGCGATCTCGACAACCTCACCAAAGCGCTGAATGACCTCATCGTCTCTACGGGCGCCGTCCGAGACGACAGCGATTGCCAGCGCATCCAGATCGGCTGGTCCGAGCATGTCGATGATTGCTTCGTCCAGGTGATTGAGACCCAGCCCGTCCCCGTTCGCAGGAAGGCCAGCGCATGACCGTCCGCATACTCAACGGCGATTGCCGGAACGTCCTCGCCACTCTGCCGGACGAGAGCGTTCACTGCGTCGTGACATCGCCCCCGTACTTCGGGCTGCGAGACTATGGCGTTGATGGTCAGATCGGGCTTGAGGACACGCCTGACGCCTTCGTGGCCGAGATGGTGGCAGTGTTTAGCGAAGTGCGGCGCGTGTTGCGCAAGGATGGGACGCTGTGGCTCAATCTCGGCGATAGCTATGCCGCCAACCGATCTTATCAGGTTCCACAATCGAAGCATCAAGCGCTAGACTACGCCAAGAGCAACGCCAGCCGTGTACCCGTTGGGCTAAAGGCCAAGGACCGGCTGATGATCCCCGCGCGTGTTGCCATCGCGCTTCAAGCCGATGGTTGGTGGCTGCGCGACGAGATTATTTGGCACAAGCCTAACGTGATGCCCTCAAGCGTAGAGGACCGCACGACGCCATCTCATGAGATGGTCTACATGCTGACTAAGTCGGCTCGCTATGCTTACGACTTAGCGGCGATCAAAGAGCCGGCAGTTTGCGATCACCCATCAGGAAATGGCTACGCGCGTACAGAGCAGATCGTGCGGGGTGGTAGGGGTTCTGCAAAAGGGTGGATGCCGACAGAATTGCGTCAGCCGCGTTCGGTTTGGAGCATTAATACTCAGCCGTATGCCGAGGCCCACTTCGCGACGATGGCGGCAGATCTTGTTGAGAAGTGCATCAAGGCAGGCTGTCCGGCTGACGGCACTGTGCTTGATCCCTTCGGAGGCGCCGGCACCACCGGCCTCGTCGCGGACCGGCTCGGCCGCGATGCGATCCTGATCGAACTTAACCCTGACTACGCCAGCATGGCGCGCGATCGCCTCGCGCGTGATGGCGGCATGTTCGCCTCCGTAGCAGCGGAGTAGCCGCATGCCTGAGGACATCTTCTCCGACGTCGGACCCTTCCGTGAAGGCCTCACCAATCTCCAGCGTGGAAAGCTCGCGGGCTATCTCACGAAGGCGTGTCAGTCCGTCCCAGACGCACGCCCGGCAGCCCTCTTACTGGGTGATCCGACAAACCCGGATCGCCGGGGCAGGGCGCTGAAGGCCCTGAACGAGATGGGGTCCATTCCCCGCCGCCAAGTCCTCGCCGCCTACCAGCGGTTCACCCGTAACGCGAAGGTCTGAGCATGAGCCTCACGCCTGAGATGATGACGGCAATGCTGGCTGCCGGGCTATCGGCTGAGCAGATTGTCGCCGTAGTCAATGCGAACCTGGCCGCAGAGAAAGTGGCAGCAGAGGCTAAGGCTGAGAAGCGTCGCATCGATACCGCAGAGCGTGTGAGAAAGCATCGCGAAGCCAAGCGTAACGCAAGTAACACGTTACAGCACGTTACATCAGTTACCGACCCCGCCGCCCCCCTTGATGTCC